AGCAGGGTTTCCATCTGCATAAAATGTTAAAGGAATATGATGCTTTTATCGGTGTGGATCCTGTCAGTCAGGATACCTATTTGGAATTTACAGATTCAGAATCCATGATGCAGTTTGAACTATCATGGAGTTAAGACACTATTAAATTAATAATGACCTATATCATTTGCATTGGACAGGGTGGAGCACAGACACACTCTCCCTATGGATTTCATAGGGAGAGTTTTCATGTGTTTGGCATAGGGCCTCACCAGACTGAATTTGCAGGCAGTGTGTTTGATCACACGGAGGTGGTTGCTCTGTACCTCTCATACCTGAACATCTCGAACCTTGAAGGTTCAGCAGCGGCATAGCACATGGGGATTTCAGTCACCTTTCATGTGCTCCTGATCCTTGACAGTGACCATCAGAGGGATCCATTGTTAACAAAGTGCATCACACTTTGGAGATAATTTATATTCCGGGTTCGCACTGAGGAGTTTTTGGTCATGGCACAGCGGGGCATCCCGGTCGGTATCAGAAATACCATTTGTTTGCGTTCCTGATGGAGACCATCCCTTCCGCCTGTGGGCACTGTACCACAATATCTAAATCTGTATATGAAGTCAGCATACTGCCTCATGTGTTTGCAGATCAATCGTATCATGACAATAATCTAAATATACATTACATGATCAGGATACACTATGAGATATAACTTGTTAGTCACAGAAGGTGGATGGGCCACCACAGCCACTCAAAACACTAAAATCACACCTGTGACCATAAAAGAAACCATGCAAATATTGCGTGAATTGGTCACACAATTCAACACATGGCTGTCACACAATTATCCTGATGTGGGTGAAGTTAAGGTGACAACTCCCACCGGAAGTGGATATTACCATCTAACAGACGATCCCAACAAGGAATATGGTGACATTGATGTGCAGATGGTGGCTGCCAACCCATGGAAAATGGGACATGCTAGCTATACTGCAAATTGGAACTCATTGTGGGATGTGTGGGTCAAACAGGAACAGCCTGTGCAACTGGATCAAGAACATGCCAAACCTGGTCATCCTTTCCTGATCGTTCCTGAGCATGGTCTAGTACAAGTGGATTTCATGTGGCAGGAACCTGAAAAACAACTGTGGGGTTTGGTGAGAAGTGTGCCACCACCTGGTATAAAAGGTTTGATTCATGGCAACATGTTCAGTGTGTTGGCTCAAATCATGGGCATGAGCATGCAGTATGGTGGAGTGCAAGTGAAAACCCAAAAGGGAGAACCTGTGAGCTTCAGCAAGCAGAAGGATGTCCAGTTGCACACCATCACTCATGACCCTGATCGTATGTTTTGGGACTTGTTGGAATTTGTGAGTGGCAAGCCAGTTTCTCAATTGCACATGAATCGCCTGATTAAGAACACATCAGGAATTCGTTTGCCCAGAGCAGATGTTACAGACATGATTGAAGGCATCAAGGGACTAGCCCAAGCATTTGAAGATAACCATTTGTTTGGAAACAAATATTTGCGCAAGTATGGGAACGCACAAGAGTTTTTGACCACTTTTTGGAAATTATACAGCCAGAAGGCACAAGAAGAACTTAACAACCCCAAAAGATTGAAAGCTGAAACACCTGCTGCCAAAGCCAGAGCTGCCAGGGATATAGATGCTATTACTAAAGGCCTTGCACATGTACATGGTATTTGGACCCGCACTCACATTTAATTGTGTGATTGACACATTCCATTATGTGCCTATAATTAACATGTTGCAGGAGATTCATCAGTGACTTCATTTCTGTTTGCGTTTGGCTTAGTAAATTTACTCACTCCTGTGGTGCTCATGAACACAGATAATTCTGATTATGATTTAAAACAACGATTACTCATGCGTAACATGTTCATAGGAGGTGTAAGCCTTATGTTTATATCGTTGATTCTGGCTTGGATGTAATGTTTTAATTCCATGTGGTTAAAAATAAAGACATACTGGTTGGGCGCATGGGCATACATCACACGCCAGGACTTAGTGTATGTAAAAGCTAATGGCCCTTTTAGTAATACATGTGTCATTCATGTGAAGATTGCACACAAGAAGTTTGACCCCTTTGAGCATGGTGAACTACCTCTTATAATCAACATGTATGGTTCTAGGGAAACACTATTCCCTGATGGCACCACCAGTCATGGTGACAAGTGGTGTTATGTGAACCTGGAAAAGAGAATGGCTCAACGGCTGAGCTGGTCATAAATGCCTCACTTAATTCTTCAAAAAAAGGACTTGGAAATGAAGAACCACTTGAAGGGCAGTTTGTACATTTTGATCTTGGGCATAGCAGGGGGACTTTTGGGCCATTTTTTCCCGCTAGTTCTGATCAGTATCATATTCATGTTTATGCTCTATTTAAGTATTCGGTTGTGGGCACTTTGTAATTTTGAACGGTATGAATCATGTGTGAGGATTTTGGCATCATTCACAGGACTTACTGCTGTGCGTGTGATGGATTATAACCATAACGTAATTTACACTTTGGTTCAGCAGCAAGCCGACGGTGCATATACTGGGCATCACAATTATGTACTCAAATTGGGTAGTATCAGATTGATGCAAAATGGTTATGTGGATCCTGAATGTGATAGTGCATGGTGTTACATATGGCAGCCCATAAATCCACAGTTGCAAACTCAGTTGCAATTGTCATATTGGGACACTTGGCCCAACTGGGATTCATGGCTCTCTATGGATCATCTACAAATGGTAGCCCAAAGACGTACCCACTCAAGCATATAACTTGTAAAAAACACAAATATTTTATATAATGCTCCTGATAACTGATTGACTGCCACCTTACCCATTGTATAATGGCTGAGCAGAAAGGAGTCTTCTGGGTCTGTGACCATGGTGGCCACGCTAGCAGATGTCAGGTTCCATGATCACATACTATCAATTTAAACGTGTAGTGGATGCCACCGTTGCAGGGTTAGCTCTACTTTTATTACTGCCCTTCATGCTGCCCATCATGTTGTGGATCAAACTGGATGGGGGTCCCATATTTTACGGTCATACTCGTGTGGGTAAAGGACACAAGCTGTTCAAATGCTGGAAGCTGAGAAGCATGGTGTGTGACAGCGATCAATTACTAGCCACATATCTGCAACAGAATCCCCAAGCTGCTGCAATGTGGACTCATAGTCGCAAGCTACCACATGATCCCAGAGTGACTGGGGTGGGTAAATGGCTGCGTAAAACCAGTTTGGATGAACTACCACAACTGTGGAATGTGATCAGAGGTGACATGGCCATTGTGGGCCCCAGACCTGTCACCAGTGCAGAGCTTACAGAATATTATCACTTTTATGCAGACTGTTATACTAGCGTGAGACCTGGCATCACAGGACTTTGGCAGGTGAGTGGCAGAAGCAAAACATCATATGATCAAAGAGTCATGCTGGATGTGAAGTATGCTCATGCGCATAATTTCCAGATGGATCTGGCCATCTTGTGGAAAACACCCAGAGCAGTGCTCATGAGATCAGGTGCATACTAACGCACATAGTTTGGTTGCAGAACCTTACTAGGGGGTAATAGAATTTATCACAAAAAACGGTTGACAATTCATGTGTGCATGTTATTATGCACACATGAAGAACAGACACACAGTGCGTTCACAGCGTCGTCGTGCTAGCACGTGGGCTCAACCTGCATCCCAAGCACCCACGTTCTGCAGCCATGCAATGAAAACCACTGGCACACACAGTTTTAGCTGGGCCAGTTACAGTCTGGTTGCGGATTACAATTGTGTATCCACACTGGACTCTGATAACGATATTGGTTGACCACCTGATTAACTGTGTTATAATCACCACATAGAACAAGGAGCATACACCATGATTGCACGCACTTTTGACGCGGTAAGTTACCTTAATGCGGTCCAAAAGGCCCGCTCCATGGGCTTGTTTGGTGATATTGTGCCTGTGGCACGCAACATGTGGGTGTGCTGGGCAAACTAGCAGAAAAAACTGCTTGACAGCGTGAGTGATTGTGTTATACTGACCACACAAAGCAAGGAGCTACCAATGAGCAATAACATGGAAATGCTGGTTCGTTTGGGTCGTTTCATGATCACCCACGCTCCTCAGTTTGCAGATGATGCCACGTGCAACCGCTGGGCCCGTGCTGGTCAGTTGCTGACAGGTCTGGGCATGCCCTTTGCGCCCAAGCTGCGTGAGTTTGATGTGGATGATCAAAATGTTGTCAAGGAGGCTGCCGCAGTCATGGCGGGGCGCAATCAAATGCCCCCCAAGCTGCAATTCCATGAACCCACTGATCCCAAGCGCACTCGCAAGGCTCGCATGACTCGTGTGATGACCAAGCCTGTGATCAAGGTCACCAAGACACGTGAAGTAAAGGCAGAACGGGTCATGCAGGCTGATGCAACCAAGCGTCGTGGTCGTCCGCCTGGCAGCAAGAACAAGCCCAAGGTGGTGGTCAAGGCTACTCGCACTAAGGTATTTTGAGAGAAATTATTATGGGGGATGTGATTCCAGTTGACTTTGCTGCATTGCGTGCCAAGCGTGACAAGCGTGACAATGTGATCAGTTTGTCACAAACTCCCACGGGGGTGAATGTGGCACAAACTGCCATGTTACGTTTGTGTGAGATGCAGATGAGCACAACTGAATTCACAAAACTAAGTGCCGCAGTCCACGATTATGAAGTTTATTCGCAATCAGGTACACACACCCAACTGTTGGTGGATGTATACCAAATGCTGGAGGGTTTTGGATCATGAACATTTATTGGGACTCTGACGCTGATACCTGGATCATGGTATGGTCTGATGGTGCAGAATATGTATTGCGTGCCCGTGATAGAGTGGAAGCTCAGCAACTGGCAGATGCAATGGAAGAAGATGAAGGGATTTTGTATGAGGAATGATGGAACTAATTGGGCTCTTTAGGCTTATGCCAGTAACATAATGTCTGTACAACAAGTTTTACATTTACATGAGGAAAAGTCATCATGTCATATACAGTGGAAATTTCACAAGAAACTGCAGACTGTGTTCACATTGCAGTGTTGAAGTCCAGCTTACAGGGTCTGCGCATGGATATTTCTAACTTGCAATACAGAACTGACCTTAAGGATTATGAGATGGAAGATCTTGCAAACTTTATACAGCTGGAGCAAGCATTCACCACAGTGATCAGATATTATACCACTCCGGATATGTGGCATCTGATCTAAATACCAACATGGACATAGTGGAATATAATGTGATTGGTAGCAGTGTGCGGCTGGATGAAATTCCTCCGCACTTGAGAAAGATGAAACTTTTGGGCCGAGGGGCCACCACTCTGGCCTTTGAAAAAGATGCAAGCACTGTGGTGCTGTTCACCAGGGACCCAATCAAGCTGGATTGGTTGGGTCATGGATTACGCATGGTGCATGATTATCACATCATCAATCCTGTGAAAGGTCATCACATCAGAGGCATGAGCAACCAACCCTTGTATCAGGTCACCATGCCCAAACTGTATCCTTTGAACGCAGCCAATCGCAAGCTGGTAACAGATGAGATGCGCAAGTTCACTCAGATCACACAGAAGGTGGGACTAAACACACATGCCAAACACACTTGGCCGCAGAAGCTCAACCAGGTGATTGATGCATACACCACTCAACATCCTCACAGTGTGGTTTTACCCCTGTTGGAATGGCTCATGAATTATGACCCTGACCAGTTTTACATGGACATGGGTGCCAGGCAGTTCAAGCAATCACTCAATGGTGACCTGGTGCTGCTGGATCCTGTGGTTAGTAAAGAGCTCTTGGACTTACTCAGATCAAAGTTTGCAGCCTACAAGTGAATATCTGGTAGATAATTTGCATCATGACACATGTCATGAAAGTTTGTTTGTTCACAGTCTGCATACGCTGTGCCTCCACCTCGTTGTTCTACAGCCAGTACAGGATACACACAAGCAGTTTTGCCTTGTTTTGTGATAATCCAGTCTGCATTATATGTGGAATTTGTTTCCAACACCTGCGTGCCCCATCCAGTATCATGACCATACATGCTGACCAGCCATTCTGCATGGGATCTTTTCATCACATACATTTGAGTACCATACACATTGAATGGGTAGTCATGTAATGTGAAAACCTGGTTCACTTGAGAATACTTTGACTCAATATGATGCAGGGGATAAGGCGTCAAATACCCCAACATGCACAAGTCCAGTTTACATAACTCAAAATCTATCATGATTTTGGGTAATTGGTCATCTATGTCACGACGGATCAAGATGTCATCCTCCATGCACATCACATACGGGGCTGTGCCCTCCTGCACATAAGTTTCCAACATGGCCATGTGACCTTGCATCACACTCCATGCATGTGGATCCCATCTGTTACGGTCGAGGGCTTGTGAAATTTGAGCTGGTGTGGGAGCCCTCACACTAAGTGCAACATCCACACCTTCCCACATTCTCACATGCCATCCCAATTGTGCAAACTTGTGCATCATGTGCAGTCTTTTCTGAGGATTTTTATATGTGAGGCAGAATTTGTCTATGTGCATGTTGTGAATAGCCTATACTTCATGCGCATGCACAGTCAATATGGGTTTAAAACCAACCCAGCTTTTTACCTGTGTGCACACGGGCATCAGCCTCTTCAGGTGTGTGGGGAAACCTCCAAGCCCAAATTGCAACCAGAAGCATGATCAACCCCATGCCCACAACCAACCAAAAGTTGCCTGTGGTCATCCACAATGTGATCAGGCTTATGTCCATGGTGATCACCATCATCCACTTGGCTCTGCGAGGTACCACTCTCTTCTCCTGCCAGTTGCGCAGGAAAGGACCAAACAGCTTGTGGTTCATGATCCAGTCGTGCCATCTTTTGTTGCTCTTGGCAAAGCAGAAGGCTGCTGCCACAGCAGGTGTGCTCCAGGGTATGCCAGGGGTCACGATGCCAATATATGATATTCCCAAACAGATCATACCCAGCATAAACCAAAGAGTCTTTTTAAACTTTTCCATGCGATATTTATGTGAAAACACAACGCTAGATGCGATTGACTCCTGTGAGTGCCGCTGGTGCAAATGCTGTGATTAACACTTGGTCATAATCTCACATTATGCCTTGACATGATGGTCTAATGTGCTATCATACAGCATAAGATAAGGATCGTGAACAATATGAGCACTTTTTCGTGTCCGCTGGTGCGTGTGGCGTCTGTACAGGATCACGTCAATGCGGATCGTCTTTCCATTGTCAAGCTGGAAGGGTTGGGCTTCGTGTGTATTTCTGCCAAGCTGGCAGATGGCACTCCTCGCTACAAGACGGGCGACTGGGTGGTTTACATTCCCAGCGCCGCCATTCTGCCGGAATACCTGCTCAAGGAAATGGACTTCTGGAATGCCGAAACTCGCAAGGGTATGCTGGCAGGCAGCAATGGTGATCGGGTAAAGCCTCTCCGGCTGCGAGGTATTTTTAGTGAGGGGTTGCTGTATCCAGCATCAGTCACTGTGAATGACAACACAGAGATGATGCCCGAAGGTTATCTGCGCCGCTACTGGCAAGTGGCCCTAGGAGAAAGCGATGGCGAGCTTTTGATGCGCATCGTGCGGCTCATGCCCGTGAACAAGTTGGAGGCTGTGGAGAGTATTGCCGGGCGCGATATGAGCGAACGTCTGGGCATCACCAAGTGGGAGCCCACCATCCCTGCTGCCATGGCGGGAGAGGTGGCCAACATGATGGAACATCTCATCAAGTATGATTTTGAGCGTATGGAACGGTGTCCTAACATGTTTGAACTGGGCGAGCAGGTGACTGCCACAGAAAAACTTCATGGTACCAACATGTGCATCACTTGGGTGCCTGACATCACACATGAGGAAATGTTCGGCACACAGGGCAACATCCTGGTGAGCAGCAAAGGCCTGGGTGCTAGTGGCCTAGCATTCAAGAACAACGATGCAAACGCTCACAACCTGTATGTGCGCACCCTGCGTGATCTACTCTCAAATGGATTTGAGCAGAAGTTGGTGAGCCTTGTGGGCATGCTTACCCAACCCAAGCAGTTGGAGATCACAACTGCACTGCCTGTGCGAATTTGGGGAGAGGTTTTTGGTCAGGGTGTGCAGGACTTGCATTACAGCACCACCAAGCCAGAGTTTGCAGTGTTTGATGTGTGCATTGGTGAACGGTGGCTCACAGATGCAGAACTTGCACAGGCTTGTGTGCATCTGGGAGTAAACAAGGTGCCGCTAGCCTACAAGGGGCCGTTTGATTTGGCAGCTCTGGAGGCTGTGCGAGATGGTGCAACCATGCTGGGTGGTGCCAACATGCGAGAAGGTATTGTGGTGCGCAGCGAGAATCTGGAACCACATGCCCTCCATGGTCGCCGCATTGCAAAATTCATTAGCCCCGACTACCTGACACGCAAGAGTAAGAATCAGACAGAATTCAATTAACCAGTTGTGATGATCACAATATTTGACTTATGTGCACCCTAGATTAAACTTAATCGTATGGAAACACATTACGATGAGTAAAAAAATCAGTGCAGGTATAGTGATCACAGACGGTGATCATGTGTTAGTGGGTCATGTGACCAATCATAGACATTGGGATATTCCCAAGGGTGGTATAAACCAGGGTGAACCACCTTTGCAAGCTGCAATTAGGGAGTGTATGGAGGAAACAGGCATTCAAGTGCCTGTTTCTGAGTTGCAAGTTTTGGGCATGTATGCATATAAACCCAAAAAGGATCTCATGTTGTATTTGTGGTGTGTGAAACAAATGCCTGACGCAACCACACTCAAATGCGATAGCAAATTCACAAACACTAAAGGCATCCAGCAGCCCGAACTGGATGCATTTGCATGTGTGAAATGGGAACAGATTTCGGAATATTGTCAGCCTGACTTGGTAAAAGTCTTAAAAATATTGGAGAAAAAAGCACGTGACACAGCTAAAAAACACTCCCTCACATGAAGAACTTCATGCAGCCCTACAAACCAATGTGGTGTGTGTGAACTTCAGGAAGGCAGATGGGTCTGTGAGACACATGAAGGCCACTCTGCAAGAGCATTGTTTGCCAGAGTTCCGCTCAGAACAACCACGCATGGAAAAGAGTAGTCAAGTATTCCGTGTATGGGACCTGGAGAAGCAAGCATGGCGCAGCTTCAGGACAGACAGACTGGAGTCATGGGAAATCCAAATCCCATGACTGATTACACAAATGAAGATTACCTAACACCCACAAAGGTTAGTTACTGCATCACTGCACCAGAAGAGGGGTGGCCCATGGTGGATCAGATTCCTGATCAGCTAACGCCCATTTTGCGCCCTATTGCAGAAACGTTAGCCATGCTGGATGGGAATGCATTCTTTAGTGCAAAGAATGATTGGTACACACAGTATCTACCTGAGGCATTTGTGTTGTTCATGGACAATGGCGGAACATTGGGTTGGGCTGGGCAAGCATGTTGGGTCACAGATCTCAATCATGAGAATGCAGAAGTGGCCCAAGCATATGAAAACTGGCGCATGTTGAAAAAGTTATATCGACCATGAATGAAATGTTTGAAGACAGCTTGAATGCCTTACACAAGAATTCAGGGTTTCATGTGGACCTACTGCTGACTGATGCATGTGTTCAAGAGTATTATGAACAACGACAAGCACTCTTTAAAGCTAAATCTCAAGCCGTACAAGATGCTATTGCACTGATTGAACAAAAATATCAAGTGGATTTATGGCAGCTTGAGCAAGAGTATGCAGTGTATGTGAGCATGATCACACCTCAAAAGGATGCCTAACACATGGCAGAAGTCAGAACAATTATCCCAGAAAAACTTTATGTGGGTCTGGGTCATCAATCACGCACCAGCCATCCGCTAGCTGCCCTAACCGCGTGGGGAACTGATGCTGCAAGTAAGAACAGGATGCAAACTGTACAGAGTCACAGCAAACAAACCTGGTGCATGGATAATTCCCCTCAGTGGGGCATTCGTATTGCAGGTGCAAGTTACAAAGATGAACTGTTCATTCAGGACCCCAGGGGATTCAGTGTGAGTGCGGGCACCGCTAATGTGCTGTGGCTCATGAAAACATGCACTGTTGTGGATGGTGTGATTCAAGCCCCATGTGTGTGGGCCAGAGTGAGTGGACGAAATACATTACTTGTGGTAGGCTCCCAAGCTCATGACCTAGCCATCATCCAGACTCGTGTGGCCAATAGCAAAGTGAGCATAAAACAAGTCAGACTGGGAGATTGGATCACACTACAGAATGGCACGCAAGGTGTATATATGGGTAAATTCCACACCCTCATGTTTGATACAACCATGGGGTGGCGTTCAAACCAAGCCATGGAGAACCGATTGAGTGTGGATGGTGCCACTAAAACAGTGTTATGGCAACCTAATGTGAAGCGTGCATGGATGCCCAAGCATTACCAAACTCTAATGTTTTTGAGTAATCCCACTGTGGCTGAACACACACCGCATGATCATGTTTACACAGATGTTCAAGCTGAGCTCAAGGTTAATGAACTTTTAAATGATGCAACTTGTGATGTATCTCGCAACCTTAGGGGCTATAATTATGGCAGGGTATTGTATGCCACACGCAAGGTGCCTGAGTTGGATAAGTTGATCATCCAGCCAGAATCCACTGTGTGCATGACTGCAGATGAAGCAAGTGCAATGCCATATAAAATGCATTACAGTGAGAATGGCATAGATTTTTGGATGTGGGGCAGCACAACTCGTAATGGTGTGGTCAACTTGTTGGAATGGGACAAAGTTGCGTTGAACCAAAACCAGCTTAGAGTGCGGACCACAAAAAAAACGTCAGGTTTTCATGAGAATAATACTAAAATTTTAGATGTTAATCAAGTGTTGGGTAATCTGTATGTGATGAAATCCACTTATGTGAGCAGTCTGGGTAACAAGCTGGAAGCCTGTATCTAACCTCTGCGAACAGTCCAACCAAGCAGGTAGCACCTTTAGTCCTTTGTTTGTGATGTTGATGGATGATTAAAAGGGTGTGGTATTGGGTATTTGTACAGCTACCTGTATGGGTACAGGTGATTGGATGGTAGTAATGGGAGCTAGAGTCATAGCAGGTATTGGTGGGGGGTATGCGTGAGTATGTCAGCAGAAAGTTGTTGACAAACGCATCAAACATGCTATCATGCACATACAGAACAAGGAACCCATCATGCTGTCAGATGATGTCAAGGTGTTGCAAACTGCTGGCCACCAGCCTGCTGCAAGGGTGTTTGCAGATCTGCGCGAAAATCAGGCACATGCTCTGCATACACATGCAGACTTCTTTCAGAGTTTTGTGCACCAGGACAAGGTCACACAAGTTAAACAAATTGTGGAAGCTTTCTTCAAGGTGCGCAAGGGCATTTATGTGAACCGTCGTGCTAACCGGGGTCAGCCCTTCACTGTGATCAAGGTGGACAATCCGCAATTCCCACGCATGAGTGCAAAGCAGATTGACGCCCAGTATCGTGGACCGCTCAAGGCCCTGGGCGTGGAAATTATCTTTTCAAAGGCCAGTGATTCATACTTATACAGGATCAAATGATGCACTGTGTTCAAAATACGTGCTGCATGATCCATATGTTTGATCGGAATTAGATCACATGTTACCTGGTATTTCTTGGCATGCACTTTTGCCTTATGAGGTTGTGCTTGGTAATAGTTACTGGAGTAAACACAATATGATTTTGGAATGGCTCAACACGCACATGTCACCAGGTGTGCGAATGAAAGGGTTGATACCCCAGGATCCCAACCATATACATGTGCGTTATGCACATGATCACTTTTATAATTATATTATTTTGCGTTTTAAAGATCATTCAGACATGTTGCGTTTTCAGTTGTCATGGTGTTAATAGCATTAGGTCTGGCTTAAAGTAATAACATGAGAAACAAGTTGTTGACAACCAGTACACACAAGCCATAGGGCTATTACACATGTTAAATACTGGCATACATGAGATAAAATTGGTTTTGTGCCAGAATCTCACCAACCACATAAGGAAATCACTATGGATGCAACTTTTTTCCGCAAATATGCCGACATCATTCAGGCTGCTCACACAAGTCCTCTGCAAGAAGCAGATGATGCACCTGTGAGTCAAGCAGAACTCACCAATCTGTATAAGCAGGGCAAACCTGTTCACTTTGTAAAGAACACTCCAGTTGCGCTGGTGCCCTTCCAACAGCTGGAAAAATTGGTGGGAGATCAGGCAGCTGACAAGATCAAACAGCTAGCAGGTGCTGTGGACAAGACCTCATATGACCAAGCCTACAAAGATAATGGTTATGTGGTGTTCCAGTGGAACAGCAAGGACAATTCACCAGATATCTATATAGCCAATCCAAATGTGGTCAAGAGCAAATATGTGAAGTTCATGGGTCAACTGCCCTCAGATGCCAAAAGCCGCAGCAAGATCCCCAGCTTGGTGGTCATGCAACATTTGAAGGTGGATCCCAGCCGCATGCCCTTTTATGTGAAAGTGGTTCCTGTGGAGATGGTGCATGTGGATGATTTGGGACTTGCAAACAAGACCATTCAAACCAATTGGGGAGAACAAACAGTTCAAGCAGGTGGATACTTGGTGCGTGAGGAAAATGGCCACATCTACACAGTGGCTCCAGATGCTCAAGGTTTACCCATAGGTTATGTGAAGGCTGGAATTAATGAATCCACAACAGGCACAGGCAATCCTTTTGATTTACCTGCCCGTGATCCTTTTTGGCTTTATATGGTCGCTGATGTGCGGCAGACTAAAGAGGGCGCATTTACTATGGATATTATCTTCCGGGAAGGGTTTAATAGCAATCCATACAAGATGGGAGAAGTGGTTTATACTAGCAACGCTAGCCAACCCAGCCTATCAGGGAAGTTATCAAGGTGGGTTAACAGGCAAAAACAAGAGCATGATATCCACATAACAGATCCAAATCATCCCTTGATGAAAATAGTGCAAAAAGCAGTTGAAAGTTATATGGATAGCAAGGCAGCAAGTAAAAACAGTCTATCGTCTATCTCTAATAAGCCAAATAATCCCAATTACGATCCAAATGATTTTAGTAACAGAAAATAAATGCGCCTGGACTTAAGGTCCGCCTCAATGTTGACATTATATGAAACTCCAATAACATAGTAAAACATGTTATTGGAGTGCCAACATGCCTGATTTAGAGAGCCCGTTCAAACATCTCACACACGAGATCATGCTGAACAGCAAATATTATACCAAGAGTTCTCAAATGTTCTCCTGGCTGCTGGTGCATGTGGGATCTGGTCATGCCTATGATTATACCACACCCAGGTAAGATTACTCACAACCCGTATGGCATGCATATCAATTATTTGGTAACATTGTGATCAGATTTGCAAACCCAGCACATCTGATCAAATTCCAATTGAGCTGGAGTTAATAGCATTGTGCCTGGCTTAATGTGATAACATGAGAAACAAGTTGTTGACAACCAATACACACATGTTATCATTTGTAATAAAGGACAGTTAGCATGAACCAGCACTGTAAAAGTTGTGTGCATCATCATGATGCAGGTCACACCCAGACTGCTCCCGCCCATATGCGCAAATATAACGACTGGTGCTGCAAGTTGGGCAAGCATGCGCCCATGAGTGTGGGTCATTGCAAGCTCATGAATCTCAAGAGCACTACTGATTCTGCTGGAATAAAGTGGTTGACAATCAGATCCACCATGCTATAATGCACACATAACACAGAGGATCACACATGTTCAATTCAAACCCACGTGGTAATAAACTCCAGGAGAGTGACTTTGATCGTAGCTTTCGCCGCACAGGCATGTTCATGAAGTTGGCATTTGTGTTGATCGCTACACTGGTACTTGTTACCATGACTACAGGTGCATATATGGGCATCACTTGCTACACCAGTGGGGACCCCAACCACATGGCCTGCTTCATGATCAGCGACCGTGTGGAAGTGGGTGTGCGTGCTCGGTAAAATAGTGGTTGACATGCTCCCTGATCATGCTATAATGCACCCGTAAAGGAACGAAACCACCCATGTCAAAGATCGCAGTAAATCATAAACCTGCTCTAGAGGCATCTAAGGCTGAGCAACACAAGATGGCTCTAGCAGCCCTGGATATGCTACCTGCAGCTGAGAAGAATAAACTGCTGGTGGAAGCATCTCAGCTCAAATCCCGTCCAGCCACAGTCAAGGACACCAAGCACTTGTGGAAAAAGTGCAAGGGTGGTTACCACAGTATTACAAGGGAGGCATACCATATTGCTGTTATAAATCAATGGACTGTGCAAGCATTGATATTGGCTGATGGTTATCGAACTGAAACATTTAGTGTGGGAGACCATGTTGCATTCTGCTCCTTTGAGCTTGACGCATGGCATACCCATAACCTGGGCCATGCATTGGGTTATGGATTCAGTGTGATATCACAGATCAAATCAAACGGTAATATTGTGTTGGAAAACTCTCTAGAATTCTCGCGTCAAGGTAGACAGGTGGACGGGCCCAATGGACTGATCCTTTATGAATTTGTTATCAATAGTCCGCTCCTTAAAGAAGGACCTCGTGAAGGTTATATTATTAATAATAACATGTACGTGGTGTATGTGCCTGATGGTGATAACCAAAACTGCAACACCACACATCAAGATCCTAGAGTTGTTGATTTACAGTGTGACACTGTTACAGATGAATGGGCAGATAAGATCTCCATCATTTCACAAGTCAGCTATAATTAACAGTTGACAACACATACAGTCATGCTATAATGCACACATAACGGAACGCGATGGAGCACCAAAATGGCAACCACCTTAGGTGAGAACAGTATTACAGGCGATCAGATCCTCTTTGAGGACATAATAGGTCATGCCTATGAGAACTTCAAGAACATGGATGCTGGAGTGCTCCTGCGTAAAATGGTAGCAGACGGGGTGATCCAAATGGATGCACTGGTTGAAAAAGCCATCAGTGTCAAGGGCAAGCTCAAACGGCAAAGTGTGGAAGGTCGTGACTTTGTGGATGGATCAGATGCTAAAAAGGCATTGACTCAGCCTCTAATCGAAAAGTATTCGCACCGTCGCGTAGCCACAATCCGAAACATAGAGGGTAAGCATGGTGCTCTGCGAATCATTGTGGCCGAGACCTTGACGGGCAAGACATACTACTTCAAGGTTCCCAAGAACAAGTATAAGGGGTTGCGCTGCATCCGCATCTACTTTAATGCGGATGGTACACCCAAAGACGGCAAGTGGTTCCAGTATAGGTGCAGTACTTTTAAGCAACTTTGTGCTTGACAGTGGGTCTAATCATGCTATAATGCACACATAACAGGAGATACCCACATGGTGTACAGCAACCGTATCGAGGATTATATGGAAGCCATTGCAGGCTGTGATGCATTCTTTGTGGCTGATCGCGACTATGGACGCATTATCAACTATCGTCAGATGGGCAATGATGTGTTCCCTGATCCTGCTGTGGCTCCTGATGAGGCAACTGCTCGCCTGTGGGGCTTGCGCCGCCAGTGCCGTGGTATCATATTTGACCTGGCAGGCAATGTGATCAGCCCTGGGTTTGAGAAGTTTTTTAATTTGGGTGAACGCACTGAGACTCTGCTGGAGAACATTCCGTTTGATGTGCCGCATGTGATCATGGAGAAGCTGGATGGCAGCCTGATTCGTCCTGTGCCCATGGCGGATGGTGGCTATCGTCTGGGCACCAAGATGGGTCTCACGGATGTGGCTGCACAGCCTGAGGCTTGGCTGCGTGATCATGCAAACTATGATGGCATGATCAGGGACATGCTGGGTCAGGGTCTGGTGCCCCTGTTTGAGTGGTGCAGCCGCAAGCAGCGCATCGTGATTGACTACCCTGAAGACCGTCTAGTGCTGCTGGCTGTGCGTGATGTTCGCACGGGTGAATATCTGCCCTTGAACATGATGCTGGAACTGGCTGTGGAGTATGGTGTGGAGGTGGTGCGTCGCTATGAGGGCACGCCTGACAGCATGCAGCATCTCATGGAGGAGACCCAGGGCATCCTGGACCAAGAAGGTTGGGTGGTGACCTGGCCCCATCTGCGAGTCAAGATCAAGGGCGAATCATATTTGCGTATTCATCGCACCAAGGAGAATCTTGTGCGCGAGAACAACGTGATTGAGATGATCCTTGACGAGGTTATAGATGATGTGAAGCCATTCCTTCACAAGGATGATTTACTGCGCCTGGAGTCTTATGAGATTGCGTTCTGGCACGGTATCAATGCAACTGTTCACGCTTGGTCAGCCAAGCATAAGGCAGTGTGTGAGACGTATGGTGAAGATCGTAAGGCATTTGCTCTTGGTGAGGCATCCAACATGGATGGCTTCATGCGTGCTGCTCTATTCAAGGCTTGGGCAGATACACAGTTTGATTTTTATGAGTATTTGATTGATGTTCTGAAGAAGAGCATCAGCACCCAGACCAAGGTGGATGCTGCAAGGTACTTGTGGGGCGGTGTTACTTGGGCCCCACAGGAGATGTCAGATGACTGAACAATGTTGGGCGAGAGAGAACATCTCGCCCAACTCTTCTTCTGAATAATATTTTTGTACTGTGAGGATGTTTAAGGAAGACACTCTTTCTTTTTTAGCCCTGTTTAACAGCTCTGAAGTTATAGGCATCCTGTAATGCTCTATTATCTTCATTACTATTTTGGCAAATTTCTTCTTATTGCGTTTGTATATGGCTTCAGGAGTCTGACATGCATTCATAGTTTGATTATAAGAGTTTTTAGCCTTTCTGGTAGCCACTCTTTTTGCTATAGCTTCATCTGACCATCCGTTATCAATAACATGTTGAGCCCCTTTTAATCCTGACTCTCTTGCAATGAGTTTGGCAGTAGGAGTTTGTGCATAATCTCTTAAGGACTGTTTTACTATTTCTGCCTTGTCTACCCCCAATCTCTCGTGTAGAGGTCTGCGCTGTATAGCACTTATCCTTGATGACAGTTCTGGACCAGGATTGATGAACCCTTTACCACCGTCTGTCATGTTGGTGAGGGTACCTGTGCCCAAATCCAGTCTACCATATTGCTTAATGAGCTCCTGCTCTTTAGCATACGCAAGATCCGGATCTTGACTCTCAAATACTATCTCAACCACGTATGCACCGCTAGATGCAATGATATCTCTAATTCTGGACAGCTTCCAATAATTGGGATGTTTTCCCAGTTTACGTTTGTTCATCCATGCATTATACTCTTTAAGGTGGGTATAGGGACGTTTAGGATTTTTGGCAAATCCAATATAATACGGTAAATTGACAAAAGGATCTACCAATTGGTAGACCAAATAGGTATGACTCATGCTGAGTGCTCCTTATAAGCGTTTAGAGTGGGTGGGTGTTGGTAGCACCGCGATCCACAACTATATTTATACAAAGATAATTGACGGAATACGATCATATAGTAGTATGAGGTCATAAGATAGATCTGTGGGAGATGAGTGATGACACAAAAGCAACGGTTGCTCACACATGACAGTGGATATCCTGCCCAAATGAGATACAACTGGGGGTATGCACCCTGGGTGATTGAGTCTTGGGCAAAACAAAGCAAAGAAACTGGTGCTGATAAGCGTGCAGCTATTATCAAGCAGAACATCTTGCAGCACATTAAGAAGTCAAAAGAGAACAGGATCATGTCTGTCATACAAGAAGAATTCAACTACGTGGTGGCCAGGAAGTGGGCGCCAGATGACCCTATTACTGACTTGTGCATTTACACTTATGGACATCAAATACAAAAAGGCACCCTGGCAGATGCTCAAAGGTTTTTGGAATATGTGCAATCAGGTGCTGATGAAAAGGAAGAGTATCACATTTACAAAGTATCTTATGAGAAATTAACATGACAGAACATCCTACAAAAAACAAAGTGGCTCTTAAGCTAGAGCAGGCTGCTAAGAATTCGCCATATTCCCTGGAAAAAGACAATTACCAGATGGCTGTTGATGAGATCCGTAGGCTGCAACAGCTGGTGGATGCCTCGCATGAATGCCAAGCAAACAGGCAGGATGCTGCTGCATATTGTGAGAAATGTGGTAGACATTTGGGTGAAGGCCGTGGAAAATATGGACCCTACGTGAGGGAGGAGATACCCCCAATAACCACCGACGACATAGGGGCGCACGGAGACACCCACGGCGGGATATTCTGGGTTCGTGCCACGGACGGCGGCTGGCGATCTTCAACCCCGGGCGAGGCTTGTGACGAAATCAAGCGACTGCGGGCGGCGTTGAAAAATATATCCACGGGTCTTGCGGTTATGGCCCACAAGCCCAAACCTTCCGCAAAGCCCTCTCACGTGGAGGGGAAGTCATGAGCCACACAGCAAAAGACCAAGCTGAGATAGTGAATACTCAGGATGTGGCAGATCTGGGCGAGACTGAAATCAAAGTGTATGACGGTGTAATTTGGCATGCAGATGAATCTGATTCATGTGTGAGAATCTTCCGTGGACACATGCAGATCATCAAGGCACCCAAGCGAGACACTCCTTATGAGGAATATTGGCCCACTCCAGAGCAACTCACATGGATGTTGCAAGTGCTCAACCAAGCGGAAATGTCTCGCTCATGAGCAGTAAACATGACATGCACACACAATTTGAATCTGACTGGAGAGCCAGAATTACCAAATACACAACTTTATATCAACAACGCATGAATCATACATACTTGAACGCAGATCTTTTTGTGAATCCAGTCACGAACCTCCAAGAGGAGAAGATCTCCGTCATGCAGGTGGAGATTGCAGAACCTGATCTGGATGCCATGATCAGACAACTAAAAGATGCAAATTGGCATGTACTTATTCAAAACAAATATCCTCACCTGCGTGCAGCTTACCTGGAATATCTCACACTTGTGCACATGACTGTGGATCAAGATTCATTTTGACACCTGTTTGAGATATGTTATTATATGTTCATATTAGTAATTAACACAAGGACCTGATCTCATGTTACGCAATCAAATCCTGGACACCAGTTTCAATACAGAAGGTCATTCCCATGCGGTTGTAAGCAGTTTAAATCACAAGTTTTGGCAGGAATGCACAGCCTCCGAAGTGGTGAGTGTGCGCTTTGAACTGGACACCAAAGGCACAGAGCTGGAAATGTTCCACAAGATCAAGCAAGTGTGTTTGAATTTGTTTCCCCAAACACTAACACAGGGCAACTTTATTGGTTCCAGTGAGTTTTACGTACAAGCAGGAAATTTGGTGCTTGTGCAAGTCCGAAATGGATCTTATCGCAAAAACCGTTCAGGTATCTGTGAGTATGCCATTGACATCATGGGCGATGAAGTTAATGTGCATACAGTGCAGGCACAAATTGAACACATCATGCGCAGCAAAAAATTGGTAAAGATCAGTTGGCATTATCTGACCAATCGTGGCACAGACTCTGCCAGTTTGCATGTGACTGGACTCAACCAGCATATCCGTGATGAGTACTATCCTTGGTTCAAGCAGGGCGTGGCTGAATTTATTAAAAGTTACTTTGACAACCCTGCTGCTGTGTTGGTGCTGTATGGCCCACCTGGCACAGGCAAGACCAGTTTCTTGCGCCATCTGTTGCTCACGCAGGGCGTGAATGCCATGGTCACATATGATGACAAGGTACTAAACAAGGATGAGTTTTTTGTGAACTATCTGACTGATCAAGATCATGATGCACTCATTGTGGAAGATGCAGATGTGTTTCTGGCACCGCGTGAAGATGGTGAAAACACACTCATGAGCAAGTTCTTGAACGTGAGCGATGGACTCATTAAGATCATGAACAAAAAAATGATCTTTACCACCAACATCACACAGCTAAACAAGATTGATGCAGCCCTTCTACGCCCTGGTCGTTGCTTTGACGCAGTGGAATTTCGTGAGTTGACACCTGTAGAAGCTGCATGTGCTGCCCAGGCAGCAGGGCAACCTGAACAAGATTGGGGCTCACAACGTGCATGGAGTTTGGCTCAGCTGTTTAATGTGGGGGAACAGTCTAGTCCCACCAACCGGTTCCGTATGGGGTTTAGCTAATGCATGATCATACACAGGTAATCACATGCCCGTGGGATTAAAGGTAATGATTGATGAAAATAGACCCATAGCTTTCTGGGACAAATTTTTGGATGCACAGGAATCCCATGAGAACATGGATAAAATATTGGCCAGATGGGGTGCACACACCAATTGGGACGATTGGTCAGATCCAGTATGGTTTACTGACCAAGAGTGCCTGGCTGCCTTTTTATTAGCATGGTCATGAATAACCCACATAACCCTGGTGTGGTGGTATACACAGTGATGAAAACCCAGGAGTCTCAAGTATAAAGCAGAGCACTGGAAAAAAAAAAGGAAAATCTACCAATCACAGGCAAATATGATGAGCCATCAGGGTAGTTGTGGGACTACCATTACTGTCATATGTCCAACACCTACAAATACTCATTCAAGCATGAGGATCATTCTGCATGGTTTATACTAACATTTTGTTAGATCAGTCACGTGCTTTTTTGGCCCTGCCCAATGCCTGAACATCTTTAACAGTGGGGTCGCGCACATCACGAGCGCCTGCTTTCACAATCTTACCCACTTTTTTGTCTCTGATTGCTTTCTCTGCCTTAGCAGGTGTTGCAAATGAGTCTCCTGTCATTTTGTCCACAATCTCACCATCTTTGGTCATCTCAAAACGCTCATCACCTGCCAATTCTTTTAATACCTTACCCATTTCCACGATATTACGGAATACAGGCTTACCTGAAGGATCTTCCACCTTCAAACGTGCCTTCACCAGCACACGATCAGGTTTGCCTGCTTCATGTACAACCACTGTGGGTGTTTGTAATGAACTTGAACTGGTCTTGATGCTGCATTCCAGGTCCACATCCTTCAACTGTTTTTCCAAATTTTGAAAGTTTAACTGGTCATATCCCGCAATAGTGGGTGCATTTTTGAGGGCCACCAACACCACGTCATTTTCTGCACCTCTAGCAAAATGTTGGATACCACGGGCCAAGTTGATGACAAAGTTGGCTTCTTTACTTGCACTGGCTGCTTTCAGTTCTGTGTTGATTTGATCCTTGACCCAGAAATATGCTGAACTGGCTGCCTCCACTGGCGAGCCAGTGTCCCATTCCCTTTGTATGGATACTGGTAGTGAAACACCAAACAGTGTGTGCATGAATTCTTTTATGCTGTCAAAGCTGGTACCATACTTTTGACCAAATTGTTCCACATCAGATGCTTTCAAGCTAATGTTCAGCTTGACTGGCTTGCCATCAATCTTGACCCTCACATCCACCTTGGTGCCAGTTTGTTCACTCATACCATCACTTATGATTTCCACAACATTGGAATCGGGGTCATTCAGGATGTGGTCAATTTGATTTTGTACCTGTTTATTCTTGTTACTGAACAATTGTGCGCTCTTGAGAGCACCAATATACCCTGATCTGTCCTCACTCATGAGTGCATCCATGCTCAGCTTGTCCAGTTTGATTAACAGTTTTACTTTGTTACCATCCACAGTTTTGGTATATGTGGCCTTTCCAATGGGTGCCTTCCTGCCCTGCTGAATATATTCCAGTTTGCCGCCTTGTGTGTTGTGCTTGATAGCATCAAGAATCTTAATAATGTGCTGTTCTCTCACAGGTTTATTGTTGATAAACCTGGCTGTGAGTGCCACCCCCAATAGGCCTTCTGCCAAGTTACCCACATTGTAGCCCTTTGCACCAGCGCCACCACCAAACTCAGTGGTCTTCTTCAAATTGCCAATGGCCATGGTTCGACCGTCCAGCGTGCGTATCTGAATCTTGCTGATCTTTTCTCCAGCCAACAACCTATCAAAGACTTCTTTTAATTCATCATGTGTTTCAGGGTCAATTAATATCTGTTCGCCTGTGTGTTCCACAGTGAACGGAGTTTGTTCCTGTACCATGTTCAGGAACTTTTGTATACGCCAAGGTCGTTTAACTAATGCACTTGCATCCAGCCCTGATTCCATAATTGTGTGTGATGCGGTCAACTGCTGTATTCTCATGTGTGGATCCCTTGTCTTAGTTATACAGTATGTAAAGTGACTAAATGTGAAAATATTTATAAATAGGCGTAAGGCATGCGTTATGTGGAGGCTCTACAGTGTGGTTCATCAAAACAATTACCTTGGTCATAATGCTGTTTGTGATCTTCTGGATTAGTGGGTATATGGCCACTTGGGTGTTCAAGCTAACTGGTTGTATTTGGTCTGGTTCAGCTATATTTGGGGTTCTTATGGTGACCAGTGGACTAAGCCTTGCACTCACAGAATCGTGGGCATGGTTCATTGACCTTATTGGTTACTAGTATGAGACCAATCTTCACATATAAGTTGACTGTAATGTGTAATCTGCTATGCTATATGGATGGAAATTCAATTACACAGTTTAATTTTGTTATGCGGGCCTGACTTCTCCGTGAAACATACATGGGCCCAGAATAACTTCTGTGCACATGAAATAGTAACACATGCACATGTTTCACACACATTAACTGGTCATATAACCAGTACCATCAACAGATCTGAAATACGTGAAGAGATAAAACATCAGGTGCGGCTCAGACTCAGCCTAGGTCAACAAGTTGTGTTAATCCTGGATCATACATCTCACGTGGATGTACATCCGTGGGCAGATTTATGTGACAGTCTGGGCGCCAACATGTATGTGGTGCTATTCAATCAAAAACTTACAACCAGTTGTGTACCCTGTATACGTGCAGAACAAGTGCAGTTTACTAAACTGTGTGTGCAAAAAATACTTGCTGTGGGAGATGTGCATGGAGATTATAATGCCATGAAAATGGCTTATGATCATGCACAAAGAAATAACTTGCATGTGGTTTGGTTGGGGGATGTTGTGGATTATGGTGATCACAATCTGAAATGTGTTCATTTGGCTTACCAGAGTGTGAAAAACAGACAGGCACACATGATTTGGGGTAATCATGAGAGAAAGATTGGTAAGTGGTTGGATGCTCACATGGGCTCACAATACAGAGGCAGAATGAGTGAAGCCAACCAGAAAACCATAAGAGAAATTGACAGCCTGGCTCCTCACCGCCAACAGCGGTTCCTGAGTGCTTGGAAATTCTTAGAGCAAGCAAGCTATCAAGTATTGCATTTGGGCGCATGGACATTCACCCATGGAGCCATTCATCCAGATGCAGGGCAGCAGAATTCACACAGATTGCACGGTGTTGCTGGGGAGTGGGCATACTTTGGCGAGGTTCACAACCAAACACCAAACACAGAGGGTTATCCGCAACGATGCTGGAATTGGGTGGACCAATTACCCCCAAATGCTAAAGTGGTGGTGGGGCATGATTGGGTAGATCGCGCACACATGCAAGTGACTGTGAAAACAGGCATCCAAGGTGCACAAGTATGGTGTGTGGACACAGGGTCCAGTAAAGGCGGTCATTTGAGTGCACTGGAAATTGATTTAAACACAAATAAATGGGAGACTAAGGTGTTCACACCTTAAACATTTACGCATGAGCCACACATTAATCTTGAACAAAGACTACACACCGTTGGCTGTTGCTCCGTTGAGCACAATTAATTGGAAAGAAGCTGTAAAATTGGTTTATCTTAACCAAGTGGATGTACTTGAGTATTATGACAATTGGTTTGTGCATAGTCCCAGTGTGACCATTCAGATGCCCAGTGTGTTGGTGAGCAGGACATATGTGAAAACTTCCCGGAGTATCAAGTTTAATAAGACCAATCTGTGTATTAGAGATGATTTCTCCTGTCAATATTGTCAAAAGAAGCTAGAGCAGAAGCTACTCACTGTGGACCATGTACAACCCAGGTCCAAGGGAGGTAAAACCAATTGGAACAACGTTTGTTGCGCCTGTTCCAGGTGTAACACTCACAAAGCCAACCGTGTTGATTGGAAACCCATTAGAGAGCCACACAAGCCCACTTATGGGGAATTGTTGGTCAAGGTCAAAAATATGCCTCTACAAATTCCTGATGAGAAATGGGCACCATACTTGGGGTGGCCCCCTCATTTGGTGCATGTGAAGAAAAACCCTTATAATATTATTGACTACAACGATCAATCTGACTAAAGTCAATTATAAATTAAACTTGAGGGTATAAAAATGGATACCACTTCCCCTTCACAGGGTATCAGTCTGCAAGATCTACAAAACGTGTTGGTTGTGATTGATCTTGCATGCTCCAGAGGAGCAATTCGTGCCCCTGAACTCACCACAGTGGGTCAGTTGTATGATAGAATTCAAAAATTTGTGCAGCAAAGCACACCAAACGCCACACAGGAAGGATCACAAGATGTTTGAAGGTATGTTAAAACACACTGGAATTTTAAATAATACAGGTAAGAATGTGGTGGTAGCCTTCATGCGTCTGCCAGAAGATGCAGACCATGCACTAGTTATTGACACAGATGCACTGCCTGACATGTTCAACGAGTCACTGCGTAAGGTTGTGGAAAGTGTGGAAGGACAGAATGCTAAGAATTTAGCAGATGTGTTGGCCCGCCGCATGAGCCCAGATGGTTCAAACACCACCATGCTACAGAAGTTTCACATGGCCAATCGTCTCATGAAGACACCTGTTAATAATGTGACCATGACGCCCAAGAGGGGTGTCAGGTGGCCTTTGACTGATGTGATTGCTGCAATGGAATCGGACACAAGTGCTCCACAAGGATTTGATGATTTGGATCCAGAGACCAAGGCATCAATTGCAGCTGAAGTTAAAAAGTTTAACATGCATGCTCACAACACAGAAGGCGAGACTGTATCAGGTGTAAAGGGTGATGCTAGGGCACTGCTGGAAATGGCCCAACTGCTGGAATCAGACGCTCAGAGCAAGAGAGAGCAAGCCTACCGTATGGACCCTGGTTTGCGTCCCAAGCAAGTTAAAATGACACCAGTCACTGAGACTGTCCAACAAGATGATTTGACCATGTCAACAGGATTTGATAGTGGACAACAGCCTGTGCGTACCAAACGAGCTACAAAAAAAGCAGCTGGGGGATAAGCATTTAGGACCTCACCCTGTTAAATATGGTTATATCAGGGTGAGGTTCCAAATGGCCAAACGTAAAACTCCTGAGGATCTAGAATGGGAACAGATCTTCAGTGCACTACAATTCGATACAGAACCTGATCCCAAGTACATAAAACAGGCAGTAGTGGAAACTAAAACAGGTAAAAAGTTCAAACTGAACGGAACCGAATTCCACCATGTGATGGCTCAAGAGCGTGAAATGGACCCAGAACATGCAGCCATTGTGAGCTGTAAAATCACATTAGATTTTAACAAGATCAAAACAGATGTAAACCGTTTTGCACATGCTCATTTAGTAAAGAGTGCCAAGCGCCATGCATATAGTAAAGCACAACTCAAAAGCAGACGCATATTAGCCAAAGCATGTGCAAAGCCTCCTGTCAATCCTGGTTGACTTAGCATGGAATTCCGCTCAAACTACCTGATATGAAAGGGAGTTTGAGCGAATGACGCATTGGAGTGAAGTTGAACAGAGTTCAGCATATGTGAAGGTGCTAGACCATGGATTTGTGGGTCTAGTGGATGTTATGGGTGATGATTCCTCCATTGTGCAGGCTGCCAGAACATCTTATGGCAAAGGCACCAAGTCAGTGAGTGAGGACCGTGGATTGATCCGGTATCTAATGAAGCACCATCATACGAGTGTTTTTGAAATGGTGGAGTTCAAGTTCCACATCAAGCTGCCCATCTTTGTGATGCGCCAGCATGTGAGACATCGCACAGCCAACCTGAATGAATACTCTGGTCGATATTCAGTAATGACTGATGAGTTTTATATTCCTGAGCAACATCGTCTGCAATCACAAAGTGTGCTAAACAAGCAGGGTAGCGGTGCACAACTGGGAGGTGCAGAGCTGGAGGCAGTTCATGATCTGATCAAACACATGAGCACCGAAAGCTATAAGTCATATCTGGCACTGATTAATGATCCACAATCTGAAGATTATTGGCCTATAGACGGTCGCCAAGGCCTAAGCCGTGAACTGAGCAGAATCATCCTGCCCCAGAACAACTACACAGAATGCTACTGGAAGATTGATCTCAAGAATCTGTTGCACTATATCAGGTTGCGAGCAGATTCACATGCCCAGTGGGAAATTCAAGAGTTTGCAAGAGCCCTGGCTCAGTTTGTTAAGGCACAGTGCCCTATTGCGTTTGAAGCATTTGAAGACTACATGGAACACAGCATGACCATCAGCAGGCTGGAAAAGAACCTCTTGCAGGATGTGATCAAGAGCAGTAATCAAGCTGGCATAAGCTTTGAGGAATGTTATTATATTATGAAGCAATCAGCTGATAATCTTGCTGTAACATACGGCATGAGCAAGAGAGAGCTAACAGAATTTGAAACTCAGTGGCAGCTTACTGCATCATGACTTTATGCTGAGCGCTGCCTGTTGACGTTTTAGTTCTAGTTGATGATACTCTGAATCTGTCAAACTTGTGTTTACACCCAGGTGTTGTTGTCTTAAATGACGCAATACCTGCCAGTCTGTATTCTGCAAGAATGCTTTGGCTTGTGCATTCTGCGCAGCTTGTTCCTGAGTTCGTAATACATGATCAGGCATAGCCTTTACTGAGCTGTCCAGGACGTCAAAATAATGTGTACGATCGTTCAGTTGTTTGACTTGATCTTGTGTAATCTTAACCACCTGTACTGTGGAGGGTACATGGGGTTCATAATTCAAAACTGATACAACTGTGTTGTTTTCAATGCATACGTATGTCATTTTTATTTCCAAATTGCCAAAAAGTGTGCTGAAGGAGGTAAGCGTTGTTCGGTGTTTAGTATTGTGACCCTCACTCTGTCTGACAATACTGCGAAATCACATGTTAGTGTATCATTAATGTCCACAGTACCGTCAAAGTAAATGTATGCAATACTGGGTATAAAAGCTATCAAATTGGACATCACCTTACCCACTGGTGGGTACACATCAAAGTAATTATTAGTAGGATAGGTAGTTTGCAGTCTGCCATATGCAAACACCAAGTTATCCACATACTGTTTGGTGGCTGCATGTAATGCAGCTGATGGGTCAGCGTTCAAGGTAAGAGTACCTGTCATGGTATCTCCTGCTTTGTTAACAGGTGTATAAGGTAACCTGGCCACATTCAATGTGCCTGTGCTCACATTTGAGGCATTCAAATAATATGCAGGCAATTGACCTCCCAACTGTGATGCATTACTAGCTGATGTAGCAGTTGAGGACAGTCCATAAATGTTTGTAGCATAAATGTCTTTAAATGGTAAACCAGAAGAACCCAGACTCACGTTAGTATTCAAAGGAGTGTTGGATTGATCCAATCTCATCCATGAGGCAGCTGGTATGCCGCCTAAATTTAAACTGTTTGTGGCTGTTGTGGCTTGTGCAACCACGCCTTGCAATACAAATCCAGGTTCCATGTTGAGACCAGCTCTTATCACAGTGGGTGTGAATCCTGGTATTGCGCCTGAATTGGTAATAAATGACTCACCGCTCCATACAGCTATCACATTACCTTGCACACTCATCCTAATAATACTGTGATCAGTACCGTTCTCGTCTGCCACTTTAAAAACTTGAGAGTCAGTATATGATATTTCGGTGCCTGGCACAGGTACAGGATCACTTAGATCACTTGCACCCATGGGACTTAACAGTTTCCATGTAGCAGTGTTATCATACACAAACAGTTGTTTTTTACTCAAATTATAAAACAATTGGCCCACTTGAGCCACAGGTGGAAATTGGGTGCCTGTTATGGTTTTACCAGTATTGATCCATGACCCGCCGTTCCACACCTTTAACTCTTGGTTGGAACTGTCATACCAAACTTGTCCTTGTATGGGGTTAAGAGGTGGTGTGGCTCCATAGAAGTGTTGCAGCATCCACACCAAGTTTTCCACAACCACTTCACCATAAGGTTTGTAATCGCGTCCAGGCAACCTCAGACTGGTGGCTGTATTATTAACAGTTTTGTCGTTGATGCCCACCAGTTGGGAACCATTGTAGTTGTTTATGATATACACCATGTGAGAAGCCCTTATGTGCACGCACCTTTTGTATATTTAGATGATCCACACTCTGTTACCTGTATGCTCTCACTCTCATGCTCCAATTATCAGCAGTGAGCACCATGGAGGTGCCATTTGTTTGCACATACACACCTGGGCTATCTGAACCCACATAGATGAAAACCTGTGTGGTAGTTTTCTTAATGGCTACGCCATTGTTTGCAGTTATAGAGTTAGCACCTGGACTGATCTCTATCACATCATCAATCACATAACCACCTTCTGGTACTATGTTGATTAAATCCACAGTAACAAATCTGGGCAAACCACCCAAGCTGTGTGTGAGTGGATAAACACCATTTGCAGCAATAATAAATCTACCACTTTCATAAACATTTAATAATAAACTGTCCACATATTGTTTAGTTGCAGCATGTAAGGCTGTTGTGGGGTTTGCAGACAAGGTGAGCATGCCTGTCATGGCATCACCAGCTTTATTAAGGGGAGCATATGGTAGTCTGCTCACACTCAGTGTGCCTGAGGTAATATTAGTGGCATTCTGGTAGTAGGATGCCGCTTGTCCATTTAGCTGGGTGGAATTGGTGGCTAGTGTGGCTGTAGCAGCCAATGTGGCGGTGTCTGCTAATATGGCGTTAGTGGCTTTGCCCACAAACTGGGTAGCATACACTTTAGTATAAACTTTACTACTGCTGCCCAAACTTCTCAAATTATTAGCATCTGGTTCATTACTCAGATCCACACGCATGTATTTGTTGGGTGGTAGACCACCAAGTGCATTACTGTTGTTACTAACAATTGCTCTGCTTGCTGTGCCCACTATATTAAAGTTGTTGCGCAGATTTATTCCAGGCTGGATGGGATCTGTAAAATTGGTTATATTGGAATTAAAACTTTCGTTAGATATAATGGCCACCAATATGCCCTTAATCACCAATCTCCATATGGTTCTGGGTGTATTGGTGACATCCTGTATTTGCACAACTTCCCAAGCACTGTGTGGTGGCACACTGGTGTTGGGGGGATCTATGTCATTAAATGCACCCTGAGGGGCTAATAGCAAGAATTTATTTGCTGTCGCATCCCACACAAACATTTGACGCTGTGTGGTGTTATAAAACAGTTCCCCCATGCTGCCTGTCTCAGGTGTATCAGGCCCAGATTGCGGAGTACCCACTGGCAGCCATGTTTGTGTGCCACCATTATAAACCTTCACCAACTTGAAATTAGTGTCATACCAAGTTTGGCCGGATATGGGGTTACTGGGTGGTATTCCTTGTGCAAAGTTTTGTAGCATGTACACCATGTTTTCCACCATGGTTTCTCCATATGGACGATAGTCTCTGCCTGGAAGCTTGATGCTGGTGGCAGAAATGTTCAAGGTGCGATCTTGCACATTGACCAATGGTGTACCGTCGTAATTGTTGATCAAATATGCCATCATCGCATCCTTAAACTGTTTGCACTCTGAGAGTGTACACCACTTCAATTTCTCTGTTCAAACTCTTTTGCACAGGATTGTGCACCAGATGGGTTATGAGTAACCCTTCATTCAGATTTGCTGCGCGGGTCTTTAAACCCAGCTCGTTAAAGATGTATGGGCTGTTCACGTCTGTTGCAGTATCAAAAGCATCTTGTCCAGCAGGTTCAGCAGCACTCAACAAGCATGTGATAATGATATCTGTATATAATGTGCCTGGCAGATGGCTGACACGTATGAAGTTATTGTTGGGATCTGTGTTCAACGGACTAAGATTATTGATCACCTTGTAGTATGTTTGGTTATACAATTGAGCATCTGAACCCACCACATTGGGAGGCAGGTAGCTCACAGTGCCTGTGCCACTCACCACAGCAGCACCATTCCCAAACACCATCTCATGAATATAACCTTCAGGTTGATAGGCTGCACCAGCAGCAAGTGCCACACTAAAATTTTCGTAATTTATGGCATTAAGTTGAGATACGAACACTTCTTGTGTGTGTGGATCTCTGATCCGCACATGACCCACGATCTTGTGCAAAGGGGTTTCCATCATGTGTTAGCTTCCTCTTTTGTTAACAAGTGTTTGTTTGGTTTGTGCATCACGGATGACCACATGACTGCTCACAATCAGTGTTTGTTCTTCCAGGTTGTGGTTGGTGGGGGCAGTAGTAACCCCCTCCTTGTTTGTTGCGTTTAAAATCATGTGTTATTTACCTGTGTCTGGTGCCTGGTTCTGCAATCAGGAACGCAGTTTGTGGTTCAGCAGAGTATTGAATCCCCTGATCACCGTATGGCCAAATATAACCAGCTGGAATCTCCTGATTCATACTAGCATCCTGAACCCATGTGCCTGATTTGTGGCTCACGGAACCACTTGAGATACTGTTTATGATGTTAATCATGCACACATTACGATCCCCAGGTGGTGGGGTATAATTGACCAGATCTGTTTTTATGAACTTGATGTAGGTACCAGGTACCACACTGGGTGGATCTTTTATGATGTTATAGTGTACCCCTTTCACTTGTTCCAGGCCATTTACTTTCACAATAGGGGAAGCAAACTCAGTAACATATAGTGTGGTTTCTCCATCACCGTTATGGAACTCTGTGACCAAATCACTAAAGATTCCTGTGCTAGTGCCCATGGAACCTCTACGCAACCCACTCAGCTTTACACGGTTCGGAAAAACCTCATTAGCATCAGGTTCTGCCACAGTATACTCAATTCTTTCTGAATTGACCCAAATTACACCAGGATTCTGCACGGTGGCCACAGGTAGCTTGGCACCATCCTGTACCCAGATGTGATCCTCCTGCCAAGTTATTGTATCAGTCAACTTTGTATATCTGCTATCACTCAGTCTGTAGAACTTGGTATCACCATATATGTTCTCAAACATTCTGAACGCCACAGGTGGTTTTACTGGTTCACTAACCACATAATACATGAGAACTTTTGTCCCTGATGTGTGTACTGTGTGGAATTTCACCTGCACTTGATCTGCAACTTGTACAAATGTATAGTCCCAGACCTCAGATTGTTTTATACCATTCACGTACACTTGTACTGATCCAAAGTCGCTAGGCATCCTGCTCAACACATACATTGCAGGAGATGTACCTGTAAATCTGTCTTGTGCCCATTTCACACTGCTGTCCTCCTGAAAGGTGATCACTTGTACCTGATCAGCACCAGATAGTACACCTGACTGGAATACTACCTGTTCATCTGTAATCACATAATCCAGGTTGGGAGTAACTGTGTCCACAATTTGAATTAGTATGTCACTGAGTGCAGCAGGGGTATACTCAACATCAAATTTAATTTGTGAAGTGGTGGGGAATGTGTATGCAAAGTTGGCTTGTAAAACACCATTTATCCAAACTTTCACCATGGTGTCCGGATCAGACACTGTGGTGTTCAGATTCCATTCAGTTTGAACCCCGTCTCCTTGAAATCTACGATACTCAGGGCCGCGGATGAGTATGCCGTTTACAAACACCTGGCTGTTTAACCCTTGTGGTGCAGAGTACAGAGGGGCATATTCCAGATCATAGGATAGATTGGGTAAATCCAATACTAGTGTTTGAACCCTCTTCAAGCTGAACAGACTGCTGTTGAACACACTTGCGATCACCACGTCGCCCACTTGAGGTATAAAGTCCAACACAATATTGCGTGGATCTCCAGAGTCCACACCCCAGGAAATAGTTGTGGCCCCATTGTATGTAACCCATACTGTGCCCACATTAGCAGGGTTATTCAATTGAATTCCGGATGTTGCGCCGTCACCATGCAAAGTAACTTGTTGTTGAATGTGTGCTGGAGTCATGTTCAGTTGTATGTTCACACCTTCGCTTACACCACCACCCGCTGCAATCACGCTCATCTGGGTCAAAGTTTGTGGATCTTGTGCATATATGCCTCGTTTACTCATAAACACTTGTGCAGCTCCCCAAACAGGCACCAGCTCAGCCTGCATCCCCAATCCAGCAGTAAACCAATCATCTATGCCCACACTCAAGTTGGTGTAGTAGCCTGCTTGAACAATCTCAAGTTGGTCAATCACGCCTCTTAGGCCAGCTTGATTTTTGATTTGTGTGACTTGCAAAATGAGTGTTTGTGTGCCTGTGCCATACTTGTACAACAATTTATCACCCACTGCATAGTTTTGACCACCCTGCACAATTGAGATAGCCACAGCCTTTACAGCAGTAACAGCAGCTTGAGCAAGCTCACCTGTGGGTATGATGGACCCTGTCAATGTGATCAGGTCAAACAATTGATATCCTGAGCCTGGATTAGCTACAGCCACAGTGCCCGCACCCTTGCTGGCCCCTCCCCAACCCAGTTGTTGTATGTTCACCTTGCCCACAGCAGGTGTATTCACAAACACCACTTGGGGATATTGATAATTAATCACATAATCTGCTGTGACACCATGAGTTTTGAGTTCACCGTTTACAAACACCCACAGTTGTTGATCTTCTGTTATGGGTGCCGGGAGTGCAAAGTGAGTGCGTACACCATCACTGTCAAATACCTGATTGTGCATGATGCCTTGACCACCAGTTCCAGCTGTATACACATCATATATGAGATTGGTTCTGGGCCAAACCATCACAAGCTCCTCAGGATGGCCACCTTCCAGATGGGGTCTGTTCAAACCAGCACCATCAATTGTGGTATCTAACAATGTGGCCAATGCAGGATTGAATGTTTCGCCCTTTTCTATAACCCACACATTGGGTCTGGGCTGCACAGGATGTCCAGGCGCAACTGTGAACTTGATTTGATCACCGCTCCATCTTACTGTGACACTGGCTTGGATACCTGTGCCACCCATAACAGGCAATACTCCCATAACAGGGGCAACCAGATACACCCCAGGCTCTTCCAGAGAGATCGAAGTTATGGCTCCCAGTGTGGTTACGCCGGTCACTCTAAATTTGGCTTGTGAAACATATTGACCGCCCTGTGCAATCAGTATGTCGTTCATGGAATAACCTAATCCTTTATTGCTTACTAATACTTGACTGATCTGATTGCGTATGATCCAATCTTGTGGAGTGAACACTTTCCTACCATCCACCCACACTTGTAGTTCTGTGGGTTGCTGAGGAGGTTGTCTTAACATGAACTGGGTTTCAGTATTATTACCCACAAACAATTGATATTTGAGATTTTGTCCGCTGTTCACATTCATATCAGAATCAGTGTCTTGTTGATTAGTATAGTCCCAACCTTTTACATCATCCCACGCATTGGCATCCCATGCATCTGAAGTCAAAAATTGCTTGCCACTCAAACTGGTCAGTTTACTTTCGCAGCCGCTTATGAGGCCTGGAGCCTGCGCTGAAGGTTGATCTCCTGTGGGCATGTAGGAGTCAGATATACGTTGTGCTGCACCTGTGGGCGCTTGCCAGGCCACAGTTTTCCAGTCTTGCATGGTGTTAGTGTTGGACACCTTCTGGTACCATACCCATGTCTGCACTTGGTCCACGTATACTCGCACTGTGTATCCCACACCCACAGGTGTGTTGATAATGTTTAACACTTGTGTTATATCATAAATGGTGTTTGCAATCTCACCCTCATACTCCAGACCCCATGTGATGAAATCCCAATTAGCAAGTCCTGAACTCTGCAACTGATTGCGAGTCATTAGTGTGTAACCAGGGGCTTGTACCTGGATCAATGTGCCCACTAGGATATTATTATTCAGTATTATTCCCAGCCATGCACTCAAACTGTTACAAGTTATATCCACTTGAGTGGATGATGAATACCCTGGAGAATAATACACTTCAGGTGCACATGCAACTCTGTCATAAATCATTCGGGTGCGCATCTGTCTCACCAACTGGGGGTTCAACACATGATTCTGATACCATGCTGTGTATCTGGCATCTGTTTGCAAAATGACTTCATCTGCAGGAACTTGTTCATCCAGTATTCTCACGCCCTGATTAACATCTGCATAAGGTGGCTTATCAAAATCTGAATACACTCCTGTGTATGTTTCAGATGCTTTACGCCAATCCACAAATGATCTCACCTTCACATGGTAAGGTTTTATTTCATTTACATATGCAATAAGTGAATTTATATTATTCTCAGTGTACAATTCAGTGGGTGCTAGAACTTCTGCAAAGCCACGCAAGTTGATGAAACTGGTTTTGAATGCCCAATCCACAAACCGTTGTTCTGCAAACACCTGATTCACCAGCGCAAACATCAATTGATTGGGCTCATTCACGGAACTATCAATTTTCAATAAACCTTGTGTGCCCAAGGCATTGACCCACAATCCTTTCCAAATCTGTTCAAACTCTCTACGAGTGTCATATTCAGCACCCAGGATCTCAACACCAAAACCTTGTGCACCAAATCCCAAATTATTTGCAGCATAGTTCCACAGATTGTCTTTGAGTGTTAATGTACCAGACTGCTTGCCTACTAATCTCCATGTTTTGGATGCAGGCTGCACACACTCATATAAAGCCCATGTGTTGTTGCCTGTGTTTATTACTTTGACCACATCTCCTGTGACAAAGGACAAAAAGGCATCTCTGGCCACAAGTGTTTCAAATTCATAATCCCACAGCGAGCTAGAACTGTACCCTGTATAATACCAATCTGTGATATCCCAAGTGGTTTGGGTGCGATAAGTTTGGCTTTGGTACAACTGCCATTCTGCTTGTGAGGCTCCCACATTCTGCCATGTCCATATGGTCCATTTGTTCATGTTGGTGACATCTGCGCCCACCAACACCCTGCTACCAAATGGCAGGGTGTAATCCAGATCATAAAGTGCTTTCATATTATCCACTCTCTTCACCCACAAGGGTTGCGCCACACCTTGTTGCCACACAATCTTATCGGTGTCCAGCAGTTGCACACTGGGATTGGTCTGATTCCATGTGGTGCCAGCCTGTGTTACACCCTGAGTAACTGAAACCTGTAAGCTGGTCCAAATCTGACCAGGGGTACTGAGTTCTGATACTCGTTGTACACACCAACTTAATAATGTGTCACTTGCAATCACTTGGTCTTGGGAATACAGTTTGCGTATAGTAGGGCCAGCAGTGGAATTACCTTGGCTCAATAAGATATAAACACCTATTTGAGATTGAACTACTTGAGACATCAAATAAATCTTTTCATTGACAGTTATTTCCCTGCTGTCCACAATCAAGGGACCAGGTGTTATGATAACAGGATCTTTATCCTGCTCGATCAATAGTGGTATATTGCTATTAACTATCACAACTCCGGCGTCCACCACCATATAAATGCCATTCTCAGCTAATGGATCATGTGCGGGAATAACAGGGGACAGTGCATGGGTCAATTCATTCTGATTCTTGATCAGCATGGTTTGGCCTGCTCGTAGTACCAAACCATCCAATACAAGTGCCCCGGGTTGTGCAGATAACAATTGTGATATTCCTGTGTCATTATCCAGTTGTAGATATGCATTCAGTCTGCCAGATGTGCTATCTGTTTCCTCATAAGGAGTAGTAGCAACTATCACTGCATCATGGACATTTGTGCGCGCAGGCTCTGGTTCCTCACTTTGAAAGTAGGGCAGCCAGCTTTGCCGGCCAGGATCACTCAAGGGTGGCTGTGTGCTTGCGCCCAAGAACTGATTAACCAGTTGCACCACAGTGCGTCTGCTTTGTACTTGGTCCACAAACGTGCCCTGTCTGGGTCTAATCAGTACGCCTTGTGATTGCAACTGCCTGAGTGTGGGATCCGGTAATGGATTACCATATGCATCATATTCATACAAACTGGCACCCAGTTTGTTCCACAGCCAGTCAGGTGGTGAACTTCTGGGATCATTTTGTGCAATCAGGTCAAATTCTCTGTGCACCGTTTCCACATCATATTTGTTAAACCATTTGGTCTGCCATACTGTTTGCATGCCATTAAGATAAGGCCCCACATTGCCTATGAGTGTTTGTTTTTTACTAATAGGTGCCCACCAAACGATACCCAAGTTTTCAGGTGCTGATAATGAGGTGGCAATCACACTCGTGCTAATTTGTCTGTTTGCTGTTGCAGGCACTGTGGTGCCATTCTGTGTCCAAAAGTAATAAATGGTTTGCAACTGGCCAGTGGCTGTCTGTTGCAGTCTGCTCACATAGGGAGGGTTGGCTTGTTCGATTTCACCGGAAGCGATACCAGGGGAGCCAATTGATGTGAGGTCTGCGCCCGAGCGTACAAGATTTTGCCATGATGCAGGCGGCACAGGGCTTCGTACCCATTCATAAACGTCAATGCTTGTGCCTGGCGCAATTCTGCCCCAGTTTTGGCGGCGTTGATTATCTGATCCAGTTTCATAATCCAGGTACCTTGTTGTGCTCAGATCCCACCATACTTGACCCACTTGTGATTCCCCCCATGCCTGGGGAGCATTCACTCCATATGTGAATGTGGGGTCCACAGTGTATTGTGCAGGATCATATGCAGTTTTATATGTTATTTCTGCGTCTATGTTGCCAGGTATTCTGTTTTTTACAGGATCCCATAGTGCTACTATTTGTAGGGTTTGCAGTGATGTTAAGTCATACAGTCTGCTTTCTTGTATGTAACTCAAATCAGTTTTATAATTTTCTGTTCTGTACTCAAACCAGTTCCTGCCGCTGCTGATATAGATTTCCCAAGGGGTTGTGGCATCACCGTCAATCCATGTCAAATCTCCAGATTGGTAACCCTGCGGTGGTGTGGACTGATTTCTAGCGATGAGAGTGGGGAACCTCATACTGAAATACTGCCATACTGTGCCACCTGAACCTGTGCCGGTGGTGCTCATGCCAATTACAAACGTGGTGTTATCCCACACTGTGATAACTTCAAATGTGTCATTGATGTTCACACCAGCATTGACCACACCATATATGACCACCATGTCCCCTTCTTTCAAGCCATGATCCTTGGTGCTTGTCACAATAGTTTGGGTGTTGTCTCTTGCATTAGGTTGTGTGCTGAGAACACTCCACTCACATGCACACAGCTTGTACACATTCCATCCACGTTTGGGATCAATATACTGCCACACTCGTTGACCTGGCTTGATCATGCTCACAGTAGGGTCTGCCAGCACTTGTGACCTTATGCGGGCATATAATGATTTCAACTCAGCTTTATCTACAGCAGTGTAATTTACATCTTCCCTGATCACAGGACCAGCAGTAGGCAAATCACTCTTTAAACTACCATATGAAGTTCGCAGCTTGAACTCGGACAAATCACCATAGCTGTTGACAATTCTTACATCATTTTTCACAATAGTAACTTGATTATCACTTAATGGATCACTGTCTTCATTGCTCAGCAATGCGACTAGTTGTGGATTGCTAGTCACTTGATCTTGTGGTAGTATTACATCCAAATTGTTCAAGTCTTGGTCATATCCATATTGACCTGCTCTGAATGCCCACTCCTCAAAATAGTAAAACTCTTGTTCAGGTTGGACCACTTGTGTGTTCCTGAGCAGTGCATCTATGCTCACACTAGTACCCTTTTGGTGGATCATGCCTTGATAAAACTGGAATTCCGCACTGTTGTCCAGCAACAGATTGGTCAAGTAGGTTCGGGGTTGATATGCAACTTGATGCTGAGCCAAAAGTTGTAAATTGCGTGGTAGGGCCTGACTTATGGAACTGGTTTGTTTATTTTGATCAAATGGTATGCTTAAATCAATTTCAAATATCTTCCTCAAGTCATCCACAGTTTTTTCTAGGTTGGGGATAATTCTGTTGTTCACCACCAGATTGTTCCCCAGCTGACTCACACTTTGTGTGACCAAATAACCTGGGGCTTGCATCCTGCCCTTCCAATCTAGAGTTCTATACCCAAACAGTTTGAATCTTGCCTGACGTTGATTGAGTACAGGATCATAGACCAAATCTCCAAACACTGTTTTGTTGTTGAATATGAGTGCATGTTCCAGACTGGTCGTATAAAGTCTGATCCCGTAAATGCCTTGGTCATTGAGCACTTTGATACTGATGTCATCCTCTATTCGCAAAAAGTCCAAATTGGCCAAGCTGATAGGATTTCCCAGTCTATCCAAAACACTGTGAGTACCTTGCACCAAACCACCAATGTGTTGAATGATACCAAAATCAGTCTTGAACTTGCACAAGGTGGCAGCTGGACTGAGAGTCATGTAGGTGCCCGCAGCCCAAGGACCCTGGCTCCAATACAAGAACTCTCTAGCACTCAGACTCCAGTTACGTGGGCGGCTGGCTGTGGAATCATATTCATCAAACTGCCATCCTGCCGCTTCCTGTGCTCTGCCCAAGCTGATCAGGAAGTCATACACCTGTTGGCGAGTTTGAAAAACAGTACCATAGGGCACAATATCTGTTTTGTTGAGTCCCTGTTTGTATTCTGTAACTTGTTGGTTTTCCACAACCACAGTTTGCTTGGCACCTGTGATGCGGCTGGGTATGATTTCAAAATAAGGATCTCTAGCATCATAACCAATCACTCGCCAACCCTGATTGCGCCCCAAGAATTCCACCAACACACCAGTGTACACATATTCTTTAATGCTGGCACTCCTCAACAGCTGACAGATCACATCTTCTTGGGGCAACAACAAGTTGTCTGTGTTGCTGAGTCCAAATGAATCCACCAATGTTCTGATGTTTTGTCCATCTGTAAAACCACCCATTTTGTGGATGAGGTTCACACCTGCCCCTCTGATCAGATTACCCAAATACGTTGTGACACTTCGACTGTCAGACACCAGCTTCTCACTGATCCAGTGTTGAATACCACAACTGCCATGGTAAGTTTCTGTGCTGTTTAAGCTGGGGATCAGGCTGGGATTCTCTCTGTGCATCACACACGATATGACAGGTGTGCGTGTGAGTGTGTTACTTAGCACTCGTTGTGAATATGTTTGATCCTCAAACAACTCAATCTGTCTGACTCCATCCCACAAATATTCCACAAATGCAGCAGGTCTCATCAAATATGCCCATTGTGACCAAAGCTGATCAGCATCCACGCTGGTGAGCCACACATTTTCCATGGGACTTCTGTCACCAAACTTCCAATCTGCCGCAGCTTGTGATTGAGAGGGCAGCTGAGTTATAATCCCAGCATCAAACGGTGCTAGTAATTGTCCTGCATCATTCACAGGCACATATTTGCTCAATCCTGGTCTGGCCCAGTCCACATGTGTGCCAGCTCTACCACCCTGGCGAATCACACCTGCCTCCAGGTCTTGCCATAATTTTAGGTTGCCACGAGTATATGGTGCAGTACCATACTCACTGTCCCACCAGGTTGGCTTCTGACTAAAGCCCAGCATTCTCCAAGGTGATGCATGAGGTTGATCTGTGTCATAATAATAAAAATAGATACCTCTCCATGAACCAGGCAACGATTGTTGGTCTTGGTCTGTTGAGCTGCCATAATTCCATGAGAAAGGATCACTTATGTCAAACGTGGTGTTCCTGAGAGCATCCACTTGATTCATGGTGAGCCATCTGTTCCAAGCAGGTGCTTGCAATGTGGTAACGTCTGACCTAGTGTAACTGGTAACACGAAACTTACCACTAAGTTGTGTTCGCACATCCAGGTCAGGCACATGATCCTCCATGGAATACTTCACAGGTAGGCTGCCATATTGCAATTGTTCAAACAGTAGCCAAGCTTTAGCTACAGGATGAGTCAATTCTGACACATTTGTGGTCACACCTTGTGTGTTCAAAATCTGTCCCATGGGTTCATTATTGTAGTCACTCAGCACGCACAATGCTCCATTGTGGCATCTTAGTGTGAGAGGTGAGCCAGGCTGGCTTAAATCATAAAAAACTGTGGGCACGTATGCACTCCATGCCCCCAATCTGGTAGCACTTGCAGGTACCCATGTGGGGTTCACACTCTGTTGTGAACAGTATGCCCCCAAGCTCAAATCAAATCCTGTATTGACCCATGCACTAGCCCTAGTCTTGCCCAGATTGATTTGGCGCAGTGCCCTGTCCAACCACAGTTGTGGATTATCCGAACCAGTGAGTGCTTGGTTATTATACACATTCCAAAGCGCATTTATAAATTTGTTATAAAAGCGCAAGTATTCTGTTTGACTCCACTGCATGGCCACCATGGGATCAGTCACACTCTGACTACCCTCAAAAGATTGACTTTGATCAATACCATTCAATGCCATCAATTTGAGCATGCTGGCTCTGTGCTGTAGAATCACTGTGCCTCTGCCCAACTGTTTGGGTGAATCTCTCCAGTTGTTGGCACCACTTGCTGTGCCTGTGAATCCTGTTTGATTGCGGATAACGCTTTGGCCGTGGGGCAGCATGTCTGCTAACATGAATTGTGTTACAACTTGATTGTCCGGGTTGGCTTGCAAATTGACAGGAATTTCAAAATATCCATCACGAACCTGATTGTGCACTCCCGCCCATGTGCCCACTTTAATAACAGTCTGCGCAGCAGGTTTTTCTTTCAATTGAATTGTGTTATTCAGCACTGTATACTGAGTTTCATTCAATAACGTGCCACCCACCTGAACAATAATATTGGGTGTACCTGTTTGTGTAAGCGCAGGCATTTGATCAATTGCAAATATGGTTTCATTATTTGTGACCACATATTCATTTATCACATATTGTTTTGTTAATTGATCACTCAAAAACCAATTATTCACATACTGTGTTTGATCTGAAAATGTTTGCTGCCAATAATAGTAACCAGGAACTACAACTAGATCTGTATTTTGATAATATGTTACTTGTATCTGTGTACAAGTAACATCAAACACATAATTACGAGCACTTGCAGAATCCACATCTGGCGAAAATCCCAGCACAGGATCCACAGGCAATGCTGTGTTCTGCCTGTAGCTGAGCAAACTGCTTCCTGCAAAGTTACTGTTAGGATATGAAACTGGATCTGCTAAATTTGTACCCACAGAGTCAAACAGCTCAAACAATGGGGCTTGGTTTATGGTGGCCACATACTCTTGTGAATCTGGGAGCCAATTGGGTAGTAACTGCCTGCTTTGGCCTCTCACCCATTTTGTGCCTGTGAAATACCAATTGGTGCTTACATTTTCATAATAGGGCTCATTTAGGCCTGTGTCGTTGGGTTTATTTCCTTGTAATATAAAAATTACACTTCCAGGTGCGCACAATCCGGACTCTGATGTGATATCTGTGATCAGACTTAGTGTGACTTTTCCATCCACTCTCACACCACTCACTTGATACAGTCTGTTGTTTAAATTGGTATCTATAAGATTGGTAAACAACACGATTTGTCCATCGTCCAATCTCACATTGTCCACTAACACATTTGTTTGTCCAATCACACTGTCCAAGTTGGTACGTTTTGTGTCCACTAAATTGACATTGGTCAGGAATTGAGTACCAAAGTTCCACAATGGGATAGAATGATCAAATTCCAATATGGGACGTTGTGCAGTAATAATAGTACTGTAACTCTGATCTGTTTTACTGATCACCAACACCTGTTTGTGGAACCATCTGTTTGTTTGACTCCACGGATTACCATTTGGGCTGCCTCGGGCTATTGTCACATATGCAGGTGTTTCATTTAACCCTGCACTGTCCCAGGTGGTGCTGTCCCAGGCTGGTGGAGAATCCCATGCCAAGTTGGGTTGTGTGAATTCTGGCACTAATCTGATGCGTGTACCCACACCTTCCACAACATATACTTGGGATCGAATCTGGACGTTTATGTCTTGTGTAAACTGTACTCGTAAACCTGATGTGAACACAACTGTGGCGTTATCTTCTTGCACACCACTGATTGCAAATTTGATGTGACCCTCGTATGTGTATGTGCTTCCAGTTTGGATTTGTGCACTATTGGTCTCACTCAACAGCAGAATCAATTGGGGTCCTGTGGCCATCCACACATATTGAGTGTAATTGATCAGTTTGTCCATGTCCACAGGGAGCCCGTAACTGTAATACTCACCTGTAAACAGTCTGTTATGGTCATTAACCAGTGCACCCTGCCATCTGAGCTTGTTAATCAGATCATCATACGCCAACACATGGGTGATCTGATTGTTCTGTGTGTTGCGACTCACCATACCTGGTTCCACCTGGTAGTTCAGTCTGTCTGGAGTGGATTCAGGGACCCGGGCATCAAGGTTGGGATTATATGTGCTCAACAGTTGGCCCACATATGCATTCACATATTCCACTCTATCTGGCTGGAACATGTTGTCTGCTGTGGCTGCAAAGAACTTCTTCAACACATCTGTTTGTAATACTTCAGGTAGGAATTCACTAATTCTGCGAGTTTCACTCATGTCATCTGTCCATTCTCAATTCAGCAGGAGTAAGATTGGCCACCACTTGTACGTCTGTGACCCTGGCTGCACTCAAAAATAACTCATCTGGTGCACAACTTATTTCAAACAAGTCCCCAAATTGGCTTGTGCCGTTAGTGGGCACAATAACCACAGTGCTCACTAAAGTGGCCATTTGTTGATGGATAAATGCCACCAATTCTGTAAAGTAAAAGCTTTGACCAAAACTCCAGTTTGCAATATCAAAATATGTGTCCACAGCCTGAATCACTCTGCTCTTTATTTCACTGTCTGTGATACTGGAACCAGAAATTTTTATCACCTTGAATATGCATCTGAGTTCAGGCATTGCCTGATCCCCAAATAATAGTTTATACTTGACTGGATGCCAAATCATTTGATCAGTCATCATTTTATATTTGTTAAACTCCTGAAAGGTTTGTCGTAAATCTTCAGAATAAGGAGGCATGGGCTCAGGGTCTTGTGGTCTGCCCTTGGTGATCCAGTTTCTCATATTTGTATCATATGAACTGGTGAGCACATACATGTCTATAACATTTTGTACAGCAGGATCTATTCTGCGTTCTCTGCTTGCATAATGCTGCCAACAGTAGTTTATGGAATTTCTGCCTGTGCGTGCTTTGTATATTGTGCTCACATCCAGCCAAGCTTGTGGTGCCTGTGCCTTGTATTTCAAAAACACATTTGGTGAAATCACATAAATCACATCACCGTCTGCATAGGTGTTCACTGTAGTTTGTGATACAGCAGATGGTACTTGGTTGAGAAGATTGTATGTGGCTTTCGCGGCAATCCCAACCTCTTGCCTGAGCGGAGTTCGAGTTGGGAGGTGGGTGGGTTTCCAATACTGATAACCTGACTCAATGATCTTCTCCCAAAACACCAACTGTGTACTGCTCACCAACTTGTCAAATGCTTCAGGATCATCTATGATATTGTCTTGGTTGTTGTCATAAAATTGCAATTGTACCTGGTTGGGCTCTTGGTACCCGTCTGTGTATTGTGTTTGTGATTGCAGCAGCCAGCGTTGGTCTTCAGGTAATGCTGACTTGTTTATGTCTGTGTTATACCTGAGGATTCTGATCTGGTCTCTTTGGCTAGTGAGTGTGAGTGCATCCACTACTGGTGTGGAATTCACAAAGTAAAACTTTACGTCACTCACACTTTCAAACATGTAACTGAGACTGCGCATGGTGACAACCCAGCCTTGGTTGGCTTTAAACAGGAATTGCAACAACCAACTGGCATCCAAGTTGGCCTGAGTTGTGTCTCCCTGATTATCCAGACTGAAGTCAGCATCAATGGCTAAATCCACATTGTCAATTATTTTCCATGTGAGTGTGGATTGGTCATATCGCATGCCAAAGTTTTTACGGCTGTTTAGTGCAGTTGTGAGAGCACTTGTCTCTGCATCTGTGAGTGAAACACGCAGAGGAGGAATGGACACCCATGCAGGGGAACCTGTGATCACAGACTTACTCAAGAGCACACTAAAGACTCCCAATTGATCTGTGGATTCATTCACAATGGCTGCCCAGTTACCATATGGCACCTGTGCCTGAGTTTCTCCTGGATTACCAAATGCCACCAAACTGCCTGTTGTGAGGCCCTTGGACAAATCTGGCAGAAACACATTCACAAACTCACCTTGACTGGCATTGGGCACACTACCACCAGTCACCTTCCATGTGGTGTTCACATTAAACTTGGGAAATTCGCTCAGATAAAAATTACGTAATCCAGGGTTAATAGCTTGTCCTTGTTTTGTGCCGGCGAGTAATGGTTGTATACGATTTTGAATGATCTGATTGGTGTTTAAATTGCCTGCAAGAGGAATGTTGATGGTTTGGCTTGTGTAGTCTTTGTACATGATACCATCATCACTAAACACTTTGGTGTTAGAGTATTCACCTGTGGGATCAGTTAACTCCAGGTATCTGCTTTGTCCGCTGTACACCCTGTTCACAGCTCTCAGTTTAAGAGCTTGGCTGTTTTGTAGTGGGAACAGATTGTAGTCTTCACCGTTCACCATTCTGTTTTGTGTGTAAAACACAGCAGGTGCCCTAGCACGTATGGAGTCTGTGGTCTCCCTGCTCAAACTGTTAGCCACAGGGTATGTGAGGCCAAACGTGAGATTCAAGCTGTATGTGTTGTTAGTAGTGTCCACATACCCCAGAGTTAACGCTTGGCCCTGTATATCCTGTGGTTGAATGGTGTATGTGAGGTTGTTGCTGGTGCGATAATACACACGTATTCTGCCAGTGGGAATATTACCAAAATTTCCATCACCAAATCTGATGCTGATGGCATCTTGACCATTTAAATCTCTTGTGATCACTTGGTAAATGTCTCTGGTCAGTCTGTTCACATTATTGTACACCAAGTTACTGGCAAATATGGCAGGTACTTTTGTCCAATCCAGTGTGGGTATGCCTGTGTCTGTGACAGATTGTACCCATACATCTGATTGGTTAACATTAATGGCTGTCAAATCTATAACTCTGTTAGGTATAGCAGAGTCCAGAATAAAGTCTGCATAAGCCAAGGTGCCTTGCTTGAACAACACAAAAAATCCTGTGTTAGCACTTGCATTACCGTTTCCATCATTTCTGTACAACATGCTCCAGTTGTTGAACACATTAGGGGTCTTTTCTTTATAGTAGCCAGAAAAGTTACCTGTGAGTGTGCTCAAAGTGGATTCAGTGTCAAAGTCTGAATTGCAAAATTCAAACTGCATGGCGGTGCCGGACACCGTAGAGTTAAATGTGTAAGATAATGTGCTGGTATTAGTGTTGTTCAGATCATATCTTTCTGCCAGCACTGTGCCAATCTGTGTGCTCTTGACTGGGTCACCAAAGGGGTTAGTGTTCACAAACGCAGCATTTAACACCAACACAAACTGCTCCAGCCAATCAGGATTGTTGGCATCGTTCCACAGCACCAGTTGATTACTCAAGTTTTTACCATTGGAATCAAATATGGGTTGGCTGGTTCGCACACTTTGTAATTTGACCAGCCCTTGACTGGTCAAACATCTGCGAGGAGTGTAGCTCAAATAACGTGCCAGTCTGAACACACTCTCTCTACGAGTGGCGGTGTCCATGAAATTCTCTCGCACATTCAGATCCATTCTGAATGCCAGACTGCCTGCTAGGTAGGCCAACATTTCGATAATGGCCACAAACTCTGAGCTTTCAATCCAGTCGTTGAAGTCTTCTGGGTAGTTGACCCTCAGATAATCCACAAGGGCCTGGCGCACTGTATCATAATCATACGCGGAAAAATTTATGAAGTTGAATGCTTGGTATATGACCTGCCAGTCTTGACTGGCAAACAGTCTGTTTTGTCTTAAGGTTTCACTCATGGGTTGGTACTTTCCACATTACGACGGTCAAAATCCACACTAAATGCATCCACAAAATTAAAAGGAGCATAAAACAAATTCATTTGCAATTGAATGCCATGGTCTAATTCCACCAAGTTGATGCTTTGTAATTGCACCCTATTGTCTGTTTGCACTATGGAGGTGGCATCTTCCACTATCAACGTGACCACATCTGTGGTCATGGGCTCAAACAAAAGGTCCCAAATTATGCTACCAAAATCAGGTCTCATGACCCGTTCTCCTTTACGAGTATAAAAGTGGTTGACCAGATCTCTTTTGATCAATTCCAGGTCTGTCCATTGTGTTTGTTTAATGCTGGCATCCACACTGCTGTAGCCAACAAATATTCGGGTTCTGGGTGTATTTGCCATGTGTGAATATTTAGCTTGAGTAATATGTACAGTTTTTAATCAGATTCATTGACTATTCACACTGTGGTCACTCAAACTGTGATCATGGAAAAAAGTCATTTATCATACTGCGACATTCACACACATGTGAAAATGTTGGCGTTTAAAATTCAGGCCAGTAACTGGATGCCCTCAGTTATTGTGGGAGTGAGCAGGGGTGGCATGTTGCCTGCCACATTACTCAGCCATTCATGGCGATTACCCATGAAGGCATTAAATGTGAGTTTGCGAGACAATGCTAAATTACAACCTGACCATGCTGTCTGGTTGGAAGAACTAGTCCAGTCCGGTAAACGGGTACTGGTTATGGATGATATCAACGACAGCGGCGCCACCATCCATTGGATCAAACAAGATTGGCAAAATCGTGTTCCTTCTGCAAGCTTCTCTGACCATGTGCGTTTTGCAGTGTTATTAAACAAATCCACTAGTACTGAATCACCAGAATATGTGGCCAAGGAAATATCAACAGAAAAGCTGGAAACTTGGTGGATATTTCCTTGGGAACATCTGGAGTGATCTTTCTATCACAGTGAAATGGATGTGGTATGTTTTTTTGGATTGACATGCATACAACCTGTGCTATCATGCACTCACACAAACAGGAGTATGCCCATGACCCATGAAGATCAGCTGATTGACATGTGTGACTCCCTGAAAATTGCGCTGGATATCAACTACTTGCGCGGCACAGTCACAGTGGGCCGCAAGAAGTTCCAGAGGGTGGAAGCTGCACTCACACATGTGCAGCACATAAAATCACGTTGACCTGAAAATATGGGTTGACTACCTGAGTGATCATGTTACACTGCAAATCCAAACAAGGAGCGTGCATCATGTCCTACAAAATCCAGCTCAGCCCCGCCCAAATCCATGCCATCTGCGCTGCCCTGGAGCAGACGCCTCCTCAGCCCAATCCTGCGCATGATGAACACACTCGCCAGGAAGTGGACATGCTCTTGCATATGTTTCAAGTCACCCTTAAAGAGCCAGAAAGTGCCCACATGCTGCATGGGTTTACCCTGTAGCATGCCTATTATTGGCGTATCCAAGCCCATATACAGCTTGGATACGCTATCGTAATCTCTAAAAAGGCTTGACTAGTCCGTGTAGTGTGTTATACTGCCCACATGAACAAGGAGAGCAACATGCAGAACTGGTGTGTGGATCCTCAAGGGACTACTGCTGAACGCATGATTATGAATTTGGCAGGTGTCTGTAACGGCGCTGCCACATGGGATGGCGCTGGGTTCAGCAAGCTGGATACGGCATTTGGCCACAGCCTGGCTGAACGTGCCCAGCAAGGGCGTGCTTGGACAGAGAAGCAAGCCAAGGTTGCACTGTCCTTAATTGCGAAATATCGCCGCCAACTTGGGGGCGAAGCTGTGATCCGCACCTGGATGGAACGCCCTGTGTTTGCCATGATGCCTTTGAGTGATGCAGAACGCAAGCAAAAGGCAGTGGGTTTACGCAAGGTCACCAGCGAGGACAAGACTGCTGTTTTCACTTTCCCCTATGATGCTGGACTGGTGGCCGCGCTCAAGGGACTCCGTGGGGAGCACAAGGGCCAAAAGTATTGGAGCAGCTGGGACGGCGCTCACAAGCGTTGGACCGTGCCGGTGAATGAATCCAGCATTCAGCAGATCATGACCTTGGCACGCGACTATGAGTTTGAAATCGAAGAACGTTTTGAAACCTATTACAGCCGGGTAATGGTCAAGCTGGAATCTGTGCAGGGGGCGGCTGAGGAGAGCCGGGTTGTCACCACCCTGGGTTACGAACAGGCAGTGGCAGTGAATGATGGCATGATCACCATCACACACACAGATGCCAGTGTGCTGGCTGAATTCCAGGAAGCTCTTGCCAAACTGTGATAGTGTGGCAGAAATGCCACACTTTTCCTTTGAAAAATTGGTTGACAGGGTCCACCACTAGTGCTATAGTGTGCTCACAAGACGAGGAGACTGTGGATGTTGGAATTTACTGCTAGCCCTGCTCGTGTTCGTGAAGCCACCAAGCTGGCCTATCGTTATGGCATCCAGATGAACCCAGGCGTGAGTGACTACTGGCGCCACCTTCCTCGTGCTGTGACCATTCCTGGGTTTGCGTTCACCCTCAAGCCCTACCAGGCTGAGGGTGTGGCCCATCTTGAGAAGTGGGACGGTAATGCGCTTCTCGCAGACGAACCTGGCCTGGGCAAGACTGCACAGGTGATGGCATACGCCTACAAGAACGACCGCTTCCCCATGTGTGTGATCCTGCCCAAGACCTTGCTGCTCAACTGGCGCCGTGAAATCACCCTCATGCTGGGCACTCAGCTTAAGGTGCTCATTGTGGGCTTTGTGCCCAGCAAGCGTCGTGAGGTGGAACTGCTCGCGCAATATCCTAATGTGCACTACAGCAAGACTCCCCGTGCAGGGTATGATGTAACCCTGATCAATTATGACATTGTGCATCGCAACCTTGATGCTCTGGAACACATCAAGTATGAATATGTGGTTTGCGACGAGAGCCACAAGATCAAGAATGCCAAGGCTCAGCGCACTGGTGCCATCTTGCGCCTTGTAACGGGCCGTGAGGATGTGAAGGGCAAGCGCAACGAGTGGCGAGTGTTGCATGATGGTGTCAAGCGTGTGACGTTCTGCACAGGCACGCCAATTGTAAATAGGCCTGCAGAGCTGTGGACCACAGTGAGCACCATTGCTGCTTGGCATCCTGAGTTCGCCAACTTCTTCAAGTTCGCCACCCGTTACTGCAACGCTCATCGTGGGCGCTTTGGTTGGGACTTTAGCGGCCACAGCAACTTGGACGAGCTGAATGAGCTGCTCACAGACACCATCATGATCCGCCGCCGCAAGGCAGACGTGCTCAAGGACCTGCCTGCCAAGACCTTTGTTACTGTGCCCTTGGAATTCGACCGGGCAGAGTATGATGCGGTTGCCAAGGCCTTTGAAGGTCGCGGCGACTGGAAGCAGGGCATGCAGACGCTCATCAACTATGGTGGTAATGCTGCCAAGAGCGATGAGGCCATTGTGGCCATC